AAGTAGCAATCTTTGCGTCAAGTGACGCAAGTTTGAATTTCACATTACAAGTGGTAACAAGTGTTTTAACCGCTTTATCGTCCCGAATAAACATTGACTCGGTAGCGGTTGCGGTTGTAGCCTTTGCTACTGGTTTTACCTTAGCGGTAGCCTTTGCGGTTGTTGTAGTTGCGGTTGTGGTTGTTGTTGTTTTACTCATAGTAATTACCTCATTCTTTCCGCCCTGATAGGGCTATGCTTGTTAGTAGTAAAGTCACACGACAGTGTGTCATGTGACTAGCACTACACGCAAGCGTGCGTGTGTGTGAGTCTATAACAACCTGATGAAAAAATCAGATACAACTTGATATCAACTAAAAAGTAACGCCGACTATTCAAACCATGTTCGGGCTGAATGTCTGACGTGGTATGCGGTAGCACTACATCACGAGAAAAGCGAAAGAAAGTAAAACTTTCTAGTAAAGGGAAACCCTGAGGCTTGTCGGGTGTGTGTGTACGGTTGTCAATGTACTAATGAAAAATAACTAAAACCTAAACGGTCACAGATACGATATGGTCTGTGCCTGTGCTTAGTATATCAACTACTAAACTATAACGCAACAACTATTTTAAAATATTTTCAAAAAAATAATCAAAAAAGCCCGCAAACCCGCATAAATACGGGGTTTTTCGGACTTCAAAAAATTGAAAAAAAATCAAAAAACCTTCAAAAAAACCTTGTTATTCCCCTATAATTACATAATTACGGGGGTATTAATTATTAAAAATTTCCAATCAAATTCAATATTTATGTTGGGGGATAAATCTACACACGCACCAAAAATTTCCGTTCCTCTCACCACTTCCCCTAACATTCTCTCCTCTTCCTATCCATCCCAAAAATCCATCGACCTTAAAAATCACCACTCTCTCCTCTCCTTAATAATCCTTCCACTCTCCCACCATTCCCCAAAACATCTTCCACCTAATTTTTTTCACCCACTCTTTATCCCCATTACCCCTGTTATTCAGTCAAATCCTCCAAAACGCTCACAAAAACATTGAACATTTCATTTCAAAATCTGTATAATGTATTAGGATGATAAAAATAGGGTAAAAATATATACCCCATCACAAATAAAAAATTACATCAAAATCGTCCAAATCCTTATAAATACTGGCTTTCAAGCCTGTCTAAAATATTTTCTTATCTTAAATCGCGTTGTACGAGGTAAAAATCGAATTAGGAATATTTAATGAGGAATTTATCAACAAACGGTTTAAAATCGTTTTTGACCCTCATTTTCTCGTCTAGAGTCCCAAAAACTCCCCCTAAAAATAATTTGTATCCTCATATAATATTTAAATAGGAAAACCAGAAAGAAAAATTTACAGAAAGGAGGTTACATGCCCAAGCTAAAAAACAAGCTAACAGATGAACAATTACAGTCTGTATTAACAAAACTAAAGCAATTACCCACGGGGTATATTTTTGATAATTATAAAGAAATGGCCTCATATTTAGATTTACCTGTATTAAAAGACTCATCAAAAGATTGTCAGTTAAAACAAATATGCAGGTGTTGTTCTTTAGGTAAAGAGGGAAAAAAGATTTATTATAAAATTTTAGATGTGTATGATGAATTAATTTCACCTTATGACCCTAGAATCGGAATTATAGATTTATCTAAACAAGACATCAGTTCTACCGAACCAGTTCTTATCAATTCAAATATCAAACCTTATAGTAAAAAAGATTCTTACTACACCCCTGTAGAAAAATATCCAGAATTTGAAACTATGCTGCTTTATGATTTACAACAGGAATTAAAAAATAATGGTAAAGCGGAAATTAATTTAACTGAAGTACAAGCATATATAAAATATGGGCTTGCTAATGATAACTATTATAATAAAGCAAATGCTCATATAGATGAAATAATTGGTATTACTGATGTAAGACACCATTATGCTTTTACGGATAGAATTTATTCTTTATTGCATAATTATTTGACTCGTAGTATTCAACATTTTCAAAAACGAGGATATATAGACATAATAGATGACATCTGGAAAATTAAAACAGAACATGGACATTATGAAATTGCTTCAGATGAAGAACAAATATTTTTTCAGTTATTATTTCAAAAAATGTTAGAAAAGGCTCAAAAAAAAGACGGTGTATTCGTATTAACCAATTATAAACAACGCAATGCATTATATCGTAAATTTAAAAGTCAAGTAAAAGAATATGGTTATCAAAATATTATTTTAAGTATGACTTTAGTTAGTATTAATAATGATTGGTTAAATAAACGAATAATTACCGAAGAAGAATTCCTTACAGCCAAAAATAGAGTAAATGAAATTATATTAAAGAAAATAGATGATAATGCCCGTAGCCAATTAATCAATTATCAAAACAAGTTAGAACAATTATTAACAGAACAACCTGAATTAAGAATTAATAATGCATATCGTGAAGTTCAAGATGGTTTTTATTTCTATTCATATGGATATGCTAAAGAAAATGATTATTTAATTAATCAACAGATTTTAGCAAATCATTATATTCATATTTCAACTCCATATATACCCAAAACCCAATTAATTAAATTAAGTATTGATAACGGTAAAAAGTATCATAAGAATGAAAATAACACTAACACGTAGAAGTTATGATTTACGTATAGAACCATAAAAAAATAATAAAAACGATTAGAGGTAGAAAATATATAAAAGACCTACCCAACTCTTATTTCGAGATGTGGGTTAGTAGCTCGCCCTAATCCGAAAAGCTCCGCGTTTCGTATAAGGGCTCGCAGTGGTTTCCTTTTCGGTTCTTAGCAAATTGTTCGCTTCGCTCCAATTTGTAAGAGCCCTCAAAGATAAACAAAATAAAATTTATTTGTAAAAATATTTTTTATAACTACTTGATTAAGTCATTACAGTTAAGTCACCAGACTTAACCTGTAGCTCTGCTACGACTACGCTTCACTAAAATTTAAAGATATTTAATATCTAAAAAACCAAAACAGAAAAAAAGGAGTGATATATATCGCTAAACAACAGATTTGCCATAAGTACATTTACAAGCTGCACAGCGAAAAACTCAGAAACAGTAATTGGAACTTATGGTTACCACTTGAAGAAGCTATGGCTAATGGTACAGATATTGTAGCGTTGAGTGATAGTCAAGTTCTTCGATTTATTGATGAAATTAATAATAAAAATACTGACCTTATTGCCAAAGGATTAAAATATAAAATAAAAGAAACAAAATTAAAACCGTATAGTATTGCTAATAAAAATAAAATCCAGCGGTTATATACGGAATTATATGAAACACAGTTTCAACCCGATTACATGTGTGTGATTATGGATAATAAAGCAGATTATTTACGTGCTAATAAAGGATTTAGTGTAAATGGTATTCGGTATAAACGCTTTTTAGGAACTAACGGGGGTATTAAAAATTCCACTATAGTTTATGTTAGCGAACGGGTATACCCTATTTTAAAAGAACGCTTAGATTGCGGACGTAATAAAGAAATACCTTTAGTACCTGCTAAATTAGAAGCATATCAAGCATTAATTTGTTCGGGTTCAATTCCTGTTAGTATGCCAAAAGGTATTATTGTAGTACCTGATTGTGAGACCGTCTTTCATGAAGATATTATTACTATAGATGATTCCAATAGTGATGAACCTATTCTTGAAGAAGTTAAGGACGCAGAAATACATTTAACAGACAGTGACGGATATGGATTAATGTTACCTAGTATTTCAAAACAGTGGAATAAAGAGTTGGGCATGAGCCGTGATGGAGAATATTTATCAGGAGTAAATACTAGAGGTCTTCCATGGACTAAAGGAATGTTATTTACTTTTGACTTTATTCAGTTTGCGGAAGAAGTTGCTGGTACTTATGAAATCACAGATATTTGGGGACATAAAAGAGATATTCGTGATGCAGAAGTTATTTTAACTGGTAGTATGCTAAAATTATGGGATTCCTACTCTTCTTTTGAAGATTATTGGGAGAATGTAATTAAGTATAATTATCAATTTGCGATTGCTAAGACTGCTCCACATGAGTTAGAAGGTGAACGACAAACCAATTATCAGTTCTTACAGAGCTATGATTTAACAGATGAACAGATTGCGGAATTTATAGCTCCTACTGTAGACTGGATAAATGATGTTCTTGGTATGGATTATAGAAGAAGTTTATTATACTTACTTGGAGGTTATTTAACTGACCGTAAAGCATTATCGCACGAACCTGATTTTGTAAAAGCCTTGATGATTGAACCGCAAATGATTAATGACCCATTTGTTCGCAATCGGATTCGTATGATGATAAATACTACAATTAATAATGCTAAAAAAGGTGTTATTAATGTAAAAGGTAATTTTGCCATTATTGGCGGAGACCCCTACGCTTTACTTCAGTCCGTATTTGGTCTTGAAATTACTGGTTTATTACAAGCTGGTGAATGCTATCATAAATATTGGAGTGACCAAGGAGTTCCTGAAGTTGTTTGCTTTAGAGCTCCTATGACCAGTCATAATAATATTCGTAAATTAAAATGTGTAACAAATGATGAAATTAATAAATGGTTTCGATATATCAGTACCTGTATGTTGCTTAATGCGTGGGATACTACATGTGATGCTTTGAATGGTGCTGATAAGGATGGAGACCTATTCTTTACAACTAATAATCAAATCTTAATGGACAACACTCGTCCAACTTTATCAATTCATTGTGTGCAACGTAAAGCACCAAAAATAATTCCAACAGAACAAGATATTGTACAAGCTAATTTATTAAGTTTCGGAGATGAAATCGGAGCAACTACTAACACCATTACTTCTCAAATTGATATTCAAGCTAATTTTAAAAAAGATTCAGAAGAATATAAAGTATTAGATTACAGAATCAAGTGTGGACAATTATACCAACAGAATGCTATCGATTAATTTTGAGTCGCCTTACACAGCGATGTGTATTGAATAACAAGGTGAACCTATAAATATAGGGTGTACATTACACGTTTAGGAGTTGTAGGAAATGACGACTAGGTAATGTGCTAACTGGGAAAATCTAAATATATAACAATACTATGCGAAATATTTTACAAGACAGGATGTGATTATATAAGTTTATATAAAACATATGGAATTTATGGAATAAGAAATAAAACCAATAATAAAGTCTACGTTGGTAAGACAGAAATGAATTTTGGTGATAGAAAAGATTGTCACTTTACAAGTCTTCGTGGTGGATATCATATTAATCCACACCTACAAAAATCTTTCAATAAATATGGAGAAGATAACTTTGAATTTATTGTATTGTACGAATGTAAAGATGGCGAAGATACTCATATAGTTAATAAGTTGGAACAAAAATATATTAAATTATATAAAGATAAAGGTCTTGCCTATAATATTGGAGATGGTGGCGATGGTGGTCATAATCTAGGAAAACATTTATCAGAAGAAACCAAAAGAAAAATTGGTAATAAAAATAGAATTAATATGACAGGCCGTAAAGCCACTAATGAAACTAAAAAAAGGATGTCTGAATCACAGAAGAAACGATTTAAAAATCTTTCCGATGAAGAACGAAAAGAATACGGCAGACAAATCTCTGAATATGCTTCTGGATATCAATGGTCAGCAGAAGCAAAGAAAAATTTTTCAAAAATCCAACAAACTAAACCTAATGGTGCAAAATATGACGTAGAAACAGTAAAAGAAATAAGACGCTTACATAAAGAAGAAAACTTAACATACACAGAAATTTCAAATCTACTAGATATACCAAGACCTGCTGTGTATTTAATTGCTACATATAGAAGATGGAAACATATCGCATAGTCCATCAAGACTGTTATATACAAGATAATCCAGTGCCAAGCTAAAATGGTGACATTTTAGAAGGTCTAACGAGCAAGATATACCGTCTCATTGAGATGATGAAATCTGTATGATTAAGGTGAAATTCCTTAATCAGAAGTGCCTTGCCCTCATTATTATGAGGTGATGATGTGCTCTACTCCCCTAATAAATATCGGGAAACCGAGGGTATAAAGGAAAGCCAAAGGTATTATTTGTAAACCAATGCCCGCCGAATGGAAACGTATCAAGCCAAATGAAATTTTGGAGACCGATGAAGCGTGCACTATATTACAAAAACAATTTAACCAGCGTATAGTTGCTGATAAATATCCATATTTCTTTATCTATAATTATCTTTCATTAAAACAAGAATTTGATAGATATTTTAAAACAATGAATTATATTTGTTATGATGAATTATCTGTTTTCTTATCTGATTTAATTTCTAAATATAAAAATCATGAATTTTTATCCCCAGTAGAACAAAATTTTCTAAATAATTATTTTAAAAATTGCCCAGTTTCTTATGCCCCTTCAATAATGAATAGACTTTGTTGGCAATTAGAACAAAAATTAGGAAAAACCAAAAAAGATAATAAAGAGTTTGATTATGCATTATTATTGTCTGAAAATAAAATAAATAAACGTATTAAAAAAGAAGTCGAAGCAATTTACGACGAATATAAGCGACGTTCTGTTGAGTGTCAAGTTCGTTTACAAAGACATCAAATTACTAAAGACGAGTATACTGCTTTTTATACTTTAACTCTGGATTGGTTTAAACAACAAATTTTTAGTATTTGTAATAATGCCGAAACAGTAACGGATGCGTTAATTGATTTGTGTTACACCCATTCAAATTCAAAACAGTTTGTTTGGGATGTATGTGGTGAACAAATCATTCGTAATTTATTAAATAGACATAATAATTTAATTTCTTATCCAGTACAAGACCGTGAAGGTGAAATTGAATTTTGGGGAGAAAAATTTAGTATGCGTACTATTAATTATGATAATTATATGGATATGTCAGAGGAGGAAAAAAATGGGTAAATTTATATTAAATGAAAAAAAATACGTAGAAGAAGAACTTCTAACGGGTAAAAATATCCACGCAAAAATGTCTCGTGCTATGTTATTACTGTCCAAGTATTATATATATGAATTACATAAAACTGATGATGAAGTTCGACAGTTAATAAAGGAATTATATAATAATTATGATTCACCTATCACTTCGGAATATTTATTAAAACAATTAGATTATGCGATTTCTTATGCACATGAGAGACCTTTAGTGTGTATTGATTATATTAATATTACAAAAGAAGAACAGAAAATAATTAAAAAAATTGAAAATGAGGAATTACAAAAATTATTATTTACAATGCTTTGTTTATGTAAATTCCATGATTTCCGCAATTCTGAAAATAATCATTGGGTAAATTACTTTTCAGATGGTATTGCGCCCTTATTTGCATTAGCTAATGTGAGAGGCTCTTCTGAAGCCAAATTAGAATTGTTACGTGAGTTGCGAATCGCGGGATTTATTACTCGCACAAATAGTTATGCCCGTTATAATTGGCAAATTAATATTGTAGATGAAAATCCAGATAGTGAAGTGTTTTATCAAGTTGTCAACATGGATAATCTTGGCTATCAATGGCTGGTTGCCACTAAACAGGGTAAATTTTGTGCGGATTGTGGTCAATACATTCCTAAATATAAACCACGAAAAGGACATATGAAAACTAGAAATGAGGCACAAATTCGTTATAAATATTGTAAAAAATGTCGTGAAAAACGCAAATAATGGGTAGTACCACTACCCTTATTTGTAGCGTAAATATGTGTGATTTTTATAGTATAAAATTTTTTTCATACTTTGAAAGAGAGAGAATAAAGTATCATTATTTTTCTCTCAATAATACGCTCCGCGAGTAAGGCGCACGCTGATGTCTATATTAAATTTATTATAATAGTGCGTACACAGGAGCGATTATAATAGGAAATAATAAAAACGGATATAAAGGATTAAAAGGAACAACATGAGTACAACAAAAAATATAAAAGCGATTACTTATAAAGAATTTCTTAAAAATATTTCCCAAAGAACTGGTTATGTCCAGACAGATGTGGCTAATATTTTTGATTCTATGAGTGATTTATTATTAGAAGAATTTTTAAAATTGGAAGAAAATGAAGAACTGAAAATTAAAATCTGTGGCTGTATTATGGTTACTGGAAAATATGTGCCAGAACGCGTAATGCCAAACAATGTAGTCTCTTCTCTTCCACTTAAAACACCAGAAAATATTATTATTAAAGCGAAATTTGCTAATAGATTTAAAGATAAATTAAAACATGAATATCGTAGATTACGAGGAATTGAGTAAATATCCTTTCTTTTTTTCTTTTTGGTTGGAGGTCGTATCACTTTATAAAGTGATGCGGCCTTTATTTTATGTGGATATTGGATATAAAGGAGTTAATACATGGATTTATTGAGACAGCCGAATGAAACGGCTTTTGAACATAAAGTTAGATTGTGTAAAGCAAAAATAAATAAAGAAATTAAAGTGGATTGGAATACTATTGTAGATATTCTTGAGTTGGACGAAAGCGCAGATTCTTTGCGTCATAAAGGGTATGCTTATGCAGAATATGATGATTATATTTTAAGTGATAAAGGTGTAGCTACAAGAATTTTAAGTATTTCTGATTTACATATTCCATTCCAACTAGATTATACTTTGTTATCAGATTATAAAAACATAGATATTTTACAAATCAATGGTGATGTGGTTGATTGTCAGGCACTTTCGAAATGGAGTAAACAATATAGAATTTCTCCTATGGAAGAATTAATTCTTGGTAGACAATATTTAATTGATTTACTTGAATACTTAAAACCTAAAAAAGTAGTTTGTAATTATGGTAATCATGATAAAAGATTTGCAAATTATTTTGCCAAAAATTTAGATACAGATATTTTAGAACTATTACCAGATACGTCATTAGAATTAATATTTAAAGATGGTTTTTATCATTATGATAAACGCAGTAAATCTAAAAGCTGGTATGAACCACTGTGTAATATTTTTACAGATATTGAAATTATTTATATCGACGATTGGAAATGTAAAATTGGTAAAACATGGTTTGTCCACCCCCTTGCATTTCGGTCTGGAATTTTGGCAACTGCAAATAAAGCTAAAGATTATTTACAAGATACAGATAAAGAATCTTTCGATTGTGTTGTAATGGCACATACACATTCTATTGGAGATAGTAAATGTGGTTATGTACGTTTATTTGAACAAGGCGCTTTTGCCAATGTAGCCAAAATGGAATATATGGATGGAAAATTATCACGACCACAACAGATGGGTTATGCATTAATTTGTCAAGATAAAGATGGAAATTTGATTTCAGATAAATCTAAAGTTGTGGCTTTATAGGAATACAAAGATTAAAGAGGTAAAGGAATTATGAGAGTTATTACAAATGTTAATGAGGTTGTAGAATTAATGTCTCAAGAAATTGATATCGAGAGTTTAAGTTCTACCCTTGTTGCAGATTTTGATTATATTTATAAAACATTAAAGAAATTTTTAACATATGACAATGTTGAATTGACTTATTGTGACGTTGATACATTTGAATATGACAGAGAATATGGCTTAACGTTACATTTAGATATTTGCCGTAATGTGTGGGAAATTGATGTATGGCAAACATATAATGAAGATAAAAATATGTATTATGGAATGGATGGATTTGTTATTTATCACGAGGATGTTAACAGTAAATGTATGCTGGATATGTTAAATAATAAAACACTTCGTCCATCTAGAACAGAATGGATTGTAATTGCTAATTCTCCTCATTTAACGCGTTAAGTTAGAAGGAATGGTGAATTATGGCGAAACATATGGTGCGAATTGAAGATGAGCTTCTTCAACAAGCAGTAGAAAAAGAAAAAGTTATAGAAGCAAAGGCAAAAGCAAAAGCTCGGGCCGCTGCTAAAGCAATTATAAACAATCCTGAAGATGATTATAAAAAATATACTTTAACTGAATTACGAAAAGCATATGGCAATCTTTTAAAAGATTATAAAAAAGAATGTCAAAAAAATGCTGATACCGCTTATTGTCATTGGTGCGGTGAGTGGTTACCTAAAGCTAAATTTTATAAAAGTTCTACATACGCTTCTGGCTTATGCCCTGCTTGTAAATCTTGTCTATTTAAAATCGCCACAAATTATAACGACAAAACTAAAGAAGTAGCTGAAACAAGACAATCTATACAGAGCGCATTAAAAATTATGAATAAACCATTTTCGAATGAATTATATAATTCCGCTATTCGCGCTATTAGTGATGAAACTTCTTTAAGTCGTCGTGGTAATATCTGGGGACAATATGTAACCATGGTTAATAGTTTGCCACAATATCAAGAACAAACTTGGCTGGATTCTGATTTGGAAATTTTTGAAGAAGATGGCGCTAATGAATTAGAAACAAAGAAAATTACAAAGCGAATGAAAGAATTTTGGGGTTATGAATTTTCAGACCGAGATTTAATTTTCTTAGATACACAATATAAAGATTGGGTAACTCGACATGAGTGTAATACTAAAGCGCAGGAAGAAGTATTTAAGAGATTGTGTTTTATTCAGTTAAAATTATTAAATGCCGATAAGGTAGGGGCTCAAACCAAAGATTTAGACCGAACCTTCCAAGAATTGTTGGATACGGCTAATTTAAAACCAAAACAAAATGCTTTGGATACTTTATCAGATGCTCAAACACTGGGCACATTAATAGATAAATGGGAAAACGAACGACCTATTCCTGAAGTGGATGATGATTTAAAAGATGTTGATAAGATTGGTTTATATTTAGATGTGTTCTTTAAAGGACATCTGGCTAAAATGCTTAAATTAAAAAATCCACTGAGTAGATTATATGACAGTTTTATACATAAATATACTGTTACCAAACCTGAATATAGTGAAGAAGAAGACACAGAAGGTTTGTTTGAACAGATATTTGGAATGTCGGATGAAGATTAATGGCTAATCTGAAAAAGAAAACTGCTACCGAGGTCGTTCAAGAAAAATCAGAAAAAATAATGAATGGAATAGCTTTATGGGCTGGTTTTTATAGAGAAAATCCACATCGATTGTGTAAAGATTATCTTAATATTACCTTAAAACTATTCCAAAAAATATTGTTATATGCCATGATGCATAACAATTATTTTATGTACATCGCTGCTCGTGGCCAAGGCAAGACTTGGCTTACAGCATTGTTTTGTGTTGTGCGATGTATATTATTTCCAAAAACAAAAATATGTATCTCTTCTGCTACTCGTCCGCAGGCCAATGAGGTACTGTTAAAAATCAAAGATGATTTTTGTAAAAATTACACTTGGGGTTCATCAAATTTATGCGCCGAAATTTCCAATATTAGTATAGGACAAAATAATGCAGTAATTTCATTTAAAAACGGTTCTTGGATTAAGGTTGTGACTGCTTCAGATAGTGGACGTGGTTCTCGTGCAAACATTTTGATTTGTGACGAATTTAGAATGGTTGACTTAGATATTATTAATACAGTTTTAAGAAAATTCTTAACCGCTCCAAGAACACCAAACTATCTAAATAAACCAGAATATGCTCATCTTGTAGAACGTAACAAAGAAATATATATGTCTTCTGCTTGGTATCAAAGCCATTGGTCGTATGCTAAGGCTCAAGCATATTTTGTTAATATGATGGATACTGCTAAAAAATATTTTATATGTAGTCTACCATATCAAATTTCAATTAAAGAAGGTTTATTATCTCGTTCGCAAATTGAAGATGAATTCAGTGAAGCAGACTTTGACCCCGTAAAATTTTCTATGGAGATGGAAGCGTTATTTTTTGGAGATACTGACGGTTCTTTCTTTAAATTTGAAGATTTAGTAAAACGTCGTAAATTAAAAAAAGCTTATCCTTCGTTGGAATTAAGTGTAACAAAAAATATAAAAGTACCTGATTTGGTTACAAATGAAAAAAGAATTTTATCAGCCGATATTGCTTTATTATCTTCTAAAAAAAACAAAAACGACGCAGCTAGTTTAATGATTAATAGCTGTATACCGTCTAATAATAATAGGTATATTGGTAATTTTTTCTTTATGGAAAATCATGAAGGTATGACAACTGATGAATTAGGATTACGTATCATGCGCCTATTTTATCATTATAAATGTACTGATTTAGCTCTGGACGTTAAAGGTGTGGGCGTTGGTATATTTGATTTTATTATCAAAGACCAATATGACCCTGAAACTGGTGAAACGTATGGAGCTTTAACTTTGCATAAAGATTATACTGATGCAAAGTATCAAGTATATACTGAGCGTTGTAAAGTAAAAAATGCGCTCAAGGTAATACATCCTATTTTTGGTTCACCTTCATTTAATACAGAGTGTTGTACTCTATTACGAAGTGGAATTCAAGAAGGACGTTTAAATTTATTAATATCTGAATTTGAAGCAGAAGAAGTTTTAAAAACTGAAATTAAAGGGTACTCAAAATCGAATGTTGTTGAACAAGCGACATATAAAGCGCCTTATGTACAAACTACCATGGCTATTAATGAATTAATATATTTAGACCATGAAGTAAAAGGTACTAATATTAAATTAATGGAAAAATCAGGCGCTCGAAAAGACCGTTATTCTTCTATGGCTTATAACTATTATGTTCAAGTTATATTAGAACGTAAATTACGTCCGCAGAAAAATACGGAACAGAACATATTAAATCAGCTTCAATTTAGACAGGCTACTAAACATAGATTTTTTTAGAAAAGGAGACATAATGTGATGGTAACCGAATCTACTACGAAGGCATCCTCTATGTCTTCTGTCGATGCCAAGACCCCTCGCACAGCCAAAGAAATTGAAAAATATTGGCTTGATAAAGGGTCTGTTATTGAGCGTTTTGAAAATGCTCAAAAAGCCGTACAACTTATTAATGCGGCTAAAAACGAAACACGTACATATTCTACGTTTTCTAAAGAAACACTACGAACCTACTTACAAAATCCAGCAAGTTATTATAAAATGCTGAGAAATTTAAGTAGGTTTTTATATTATCGGTGTCAATCATATCGTAGGTTAATTTGGTATAATGCGGGAATGGTTGATACAAAATCGCGTGTAGTAATACCCTTGATTGATTTAGTAAAAGAAAATAATCCAGAAAAGGTAACTAAGTCATATTATAATACTTTAAAAATTTTACAACCTATTAATCTCGAATCTGAATTATTTAAGATGCGTGTTATAGCATGGCGAGAAGACTGTGCTTATGGTTGTGTATATTATGACGATACTGGTTTGTTTATCTTACCATTAGACCCAGACTATTGCAAAGTTACTTCTATGTATTATGATGGTACGCTTGGTTTTAGTATGGATATGTCATATTTTGATAAATATACTGAACAATTAGCGTTCTATGGAGCTCCGTTTGATAAGATGTATAAAGCTTATCAGGCAGATAAAGTAAATGGTAAGTGGCAACCAATGCCTGATGAACATTGTTTTTGTTTAAAAATTAATCTGGATGATGCTACTCTTCCACTTCCACCTTATTTCAGTTTATTTAATGCTATTATTTCTTTATGCGATAGTGAAGAATTACAAGCTGTAAGAGACGAAGCGGATATTTATAAATTGTTGGTTTTAGAAATGGAAACTATTGATGGAGCAATGAATCCTGATGAGTTTACAGTAGACCCAAGTACTGCGGTTGGATATTATAACAAATTGGTGTCTTTCCTGCCAGAATATGTAAATGCTGCCATCTCACCAGTAAAAATTACTCCAATTGAATTTAATCAAGACCAGACAAGTGATATTAATTATATCCAAAATTCAACCGCTGCTTTATTTAATAGTTCGGGCGGTGGACAAATTTTAAATAGTGCTAATATTACAACTGCTACACCATGGGCTGATGCTATGATTAGTGATGGTGTATACGCTACTTCCACTGTACGTCCACAATTAGAAAAATGGATAAATAGATGGTTATCATATGTAGATGCTAAACATGCTACTGTTAAACTTTTAGATGTAACACCATACACAAAACAAGCTGTTGTTAAAACAATGAAAGAAGATGCCACTTATGGTCTTCCATTAAAATTGGCATTAAACAGTTTAAATGGTTTTTCAGAATTGGAAACATTAAGTCTAAATTACTTAGAAGAAGATTGTTTACAATTATCTACTAAATTTGTACCTTTACAATCTTCTAATACTCAGTCTGGTTCTCCTTCTGAATCTACAGAACCTTCAGGTGCGCCAGAAAAAGATTCTGGTGAATTATCAGATTCTGGTGAAGCCGCCAAAGCCAACAGATAACAATATAGGAGGTGACGTGCATGGGCAATAATAAAACTTTTGTTATTACCACTGACGAACAAACAGCCAATTTGTTACAAAGTGAAGGCTTTGAAATGATTGGTTCTAATAATGGACAATGGATATTTATAAATAATCCACAGTTAAATTTTAGTCGAAGTAATAAAATTGCTTATACTAACACTTTAACTTTTTAAGGGCGCTATTTAATTAGCGTCCTTTTTATATATCTAATCTAAGAAAGGAGGAAAACATGAGTAAAAAGAAGAAAATAATGACCATTTCTGATTTATATAATTTTTGTGTAAAAAACAAATTTTATCATTTTAGTTCTATAGAAAATCAAGAAGAAATATGTGTAAGTTTACCTGCTTCATTTGAATCTGAAGAAAATGCAGATAAAGATAAAGAAGGCTTAATACCTTTTGTTGCAAAAGCTTATCATGACCATATTAATCTTAACAAATCGGAAATTAAACCAGAAGTATTAGAATCCACTCTCCCATCAGCAATGTTACGTCCTATTCTTGCTAATATCGTTGTAAATGAAGAAACGGGTGAAAAAGATTTTGGTTCACATGATATGGAAATTGTTGAAGACCAAGATGGTAACACTACAATCAAATATATTGAGCAACCAGTCGGCGTTATTTTTGGAGAAAATTCGATTGAATATGATGCCGAAGATGATGTGAATCGAGCAATTTTACATGGTTTTCTTTTTAGTGGATATTGTCAGGACGCGGTAGATATTATGAATAGGCGACAAACTGTAGCTTGTAGTGTCGAGTTATGTGTTAGAGAAATGAGCTTTAACGCTGACGATAAAGTACTGACTTTAGATGATTTTTATGTTTCAGGCTTAACTTTACTTGGAGAAAGTGTAAAAGAAGGTATGAAAGGAAGTCGTTTAACTATAAAAGACTTTTGTAAAAATCCACATACTCAATTTACACAAGGTCAAGAACAATTAATAGAAATGTTAGAGCAGTTAAATGCAAAAATTGATAACTTATCTAACTTTACTATACAGGGGAATACCCAAACAAATAATAAGGAAGGAGGAATCCAAGCGGTGAAATTTAACGAATTACTTGAAAAATACGGTAAAACTGTTGAAGAAATCGACTTTGAATACGAAGGATTGTCAGATGCAGAATTAGAAGCTAAATTTATCGAAAAATTTGGAGAATTGGAAGAAACCGATGGCCAATCTGATGATGAACCTGCTTCCGATGAAAATAATACAGATAATACTGGTACTGAAGAAAACTTTGGTGCTGAAGATTCTAAAGCTGCAACACCAGAAAAATATTCAGTTACATTATCTGATGGTTCTGTAAAAGAATATGCTTTAACTTTAGATGATATTACCACTTCATTATGGAGTTTGGTAGATGTTACATACGCCCAACCTGAAGATACTTATTATTATGTTTCTGTTTTTGAAGACGGCACTTTAGTAATGCATGATTATTGGAGTGGTCGTTCATATAGACAGAATTATTCTCGTGAAGATAATAATTTCGCTTTAGTAGGTGAACGAGTAGAAGTATATGCAAATTGGTTAACAAAGGAAGAGGAACAGGCATTAGAAACATTAAAGTCTGATTTTGCTCAGTTGACTTCTGAATTTGCAGAAATTACAGAACGAATCAATAAATATGAAGCGGCAGAAAAAGAAGCAGATGAAGCTCGTAAAACAGATTTATTTGCAGACGAAGGCTACGCTTCTATTGCTGATACCGCCGAATTTAAACAATTAGAAAAAGACCGTGCTTCTTTCACTTCGACAGAATTAGAGGAAAGAATGAATGGTATTTTAGGTAAATATAGCAAGCTCGCATTTCATGCTCAAACCCCGACAACTAAACACGTTAGTGTTTATGGTGCGGCTACTCAGGCAGTAGATGACGAACCATATGGCGGTTTATTTAAAAAATAATAAATATACAGTTAATCAACCTCTGAATTTAATTCAGGGGTTTTTATTTTAATTAAGGAGGAAACACAATGGCTGTTAATTTTTTACAATACACTAAACATGCTGTAGCTGGCAGTTCAAAATTATCTGCCACAACCGCTACAGGTGGTGCTGGTATTATTAACGTCAAGTTATCAGCAGACCGTGACAACGGAGTAATTATTGGTAAGGGCGCTTATGTAGATATGGAATATTATGCAGAAGACGCTGCTACAACTTTCGAAGGAAAGATTCTTGATGTAGCTGCCAACGGTAATTACTACGTAGAAGTTACAAATGCTGAAAATGCTTATCTTGTATTACAAGTTCCAATGATTTACGAAGCAATGACGACTCGTATGCAGGAAGAAAGCAATTTCTATAATGCAAAAGATGATATCGTTAGATGTTATCCATTAGTAGCTGGTGATATCTTTGAACTTTCTGTAGAAGGTTTCAGCGGTGACCCAGTTAAAGGCGCTGAAGTAACTGTAGACCCTGCAACAAAACAGGTTGCAATTGCGTAAGGAAGGAGGCTGGAATAATGGCAACAGCAAATAAAGTATTTTTCGGATTAGACAATGTTCAGGCTGTATTTTCTAAAGAAGATTGTTCTTACGCTTCTTTCTCAAAATTAATGTATGATACAGCTGTTGAAAAGTTCGAAGGTGGTATTACTAAAGAACAGGCTAACAAGAAAATTAGAGAGGTTATGTTTGAAATTATTGGTCTTCCACAGGACGCTTCAAACAGAGAAATTAAGAAAGCTCTCAAATCTACTGCTGTTAGAGAAGCTGTATTTGCAGTTATCGAAGAGACAGTTGAAGATTTGTTAGTAACAGGATGGGGTAATGACCCGTTCTTCAAACAGTTTGTTGAATATAAGTCAGTTGCTGACGGTGATACAAACGAATTCTATACAAAAGATGAAGTAATCTTAACTTTATCTGAACTTGCTGGTAACCATCATAACTTGATTAGACAGAGATTGGGTGCTGGTAAGGCATTTAATGTTCATACTTCATGGTACGGGGTTAGAAATATAGCTCCCCTTGCAGTGTAAACTGCTTGGCAATAATTAACGCATTGAAATGCTGGAAAACCCTAAAGGTAATTAAGCTACAACGTAATGGTGAAATAAACATAGGCGTGAATGCGGTGAAAACAGAAAAAATTAATTACATGGGAACGAGGTGTAAACCCCTGTTCTTTTTTTAATGGGTAATCAGCAGGTAAGTTCCGAATAGGAAAAACCTCAACGACTATTCCTTTAAGGAAGTAGGGTCATAAGCGATTGATGACTCGAAGTGGTGCGCCCCTCAATCGAGGGTGAAGATATAGTCTAATCTTTAATGAAAATTAAAGGGTTTTAATAACCGACACGGAGTAGCGTCCGCAGATAATATTATATAAGTTATCGTGTTAAATAAAAATGAAAAATCTACGCAGAATATGAACTCTTCATGGCTGGTCGTGTAGACTGGGCAGAATTCGTTCAGAAAATCTATGAAGCATATGACAAGAAAGTAAATGACATGCTTTATGGTGCATTTACTAACATTGGTGATTCTTTACCAGCTGGTACACAGTGGGTTAAGACATCTCCATTGACAGCATCTACAAAAGATACATTTGATACATTGGTTGAAGATGTACAGATGGTTAATGGTTCTGATGTTGTTATCATGGGTACACGTTCAGCTTTAGCTAAGTTAAGTTCTTTAGATGAAATTGACTGGGTATCTGATGCTATGAAGCAGGAAAGATATACAACTGGCAGACTTGGCTTCTATCAGGGTATTACATTATTCGAAATCCCTCAGGCTTTCGTTAAGAATGATACAACTCAGAAGCTCGTTGATAATACTAAGTTATATATCATGCCAGTAGCTGATAACAAGTTTATCAAGATGTTCAACGAAGGTGAAACACAGATTAAAGAAGTATCTGATGGTAACACAAACGTTGATAAGACTATTGAATACGAATTCCAGACCAAGATGGGTGTGGCTGCTGTAATCAATAGACTGTTCGGTATCTGGAATATCGAAACACCGTAATTTTTTACAATTGAATAAATAATTGATTAGGCATAAATATGGGGCTAGGGTTTTGTGCTCTAGCCCTACTATAAAAAAGGATATAAAGGAGACTAATAATGGGAGAAACAAAACGACCAGTTAGAAAAATTACACCGAAAAAGAATACAAACACACAGGTTAAACAGACAGAGAATGTAGCTACAGTTAATTCTACTATACCTGCACAGCCAGTAACAGTATCATATAATCCAGACGACACAATTTGGACAACTTCGGTCACTGCTGGCGAGTTAATTATGATTGGTAAGAAAACCAAAAATATTTATACATGGTCTAACTATGGTGACCGTACTGAAATCGAATATCAGGACTTAGCTGCCGCTAAATCTAGTAAAAACTCTTATATTTTTGCTCCTCGTTTTATCATTGAAGACGAAGATTTATTGAATTCTAAGGGATGGGAAAGTGTTAAAGAAGTATATGACAACTTCTCTTCCATTTCAGAAATTGAAAGCATTTTTGATTTAAACATTGGTGCTTTCAATCGTGCGATTCAGAATTTACCACAGGGTTTAGTGGGTACTGTAAAATCTATTGCGGCTGAAAAAATTAATAACCGTACATTAGATAGTATTAGTAAAATTGAAGTTTTAGACAGAGAATTAGGCACTGAGTTTAAATTATATATTGCTAATATGTAACATATCAATGGAGGGATAAGCGAATGGCTTCAATTAGTTATAGTGATATTTATTCCAGTTTCCTATCAAAAGTTGAAGCTTATGATTTAACTGACATGGTTGAAGATAAAGCTTATTTAATGATGGAAGAATGGTTAAAGTCTATCAAATCAAACCCACGAGTGCGAAAAATGTTTAGTATGTTCACTTTTGATAATGAAATTCAAACATTAGAATTTAAATTAAATCACAGCCAAGGTGATGATGAAAGTGATACAGGGTATGTTATAGAATTACTTGGTTTTGGAATTGCTTGGCGTTGGGTAACTCCAAAATATTTATCTATTTTAAATACGGCGCAAATGTTAACAGGTAAGGAAGTTAAATTTTATTCACAGGCTAATCATATGGCCGAATTACAGAATATGTACAATCAAACCAAAACCGAATTTTATAATTTAATTAGAGATTATGGTGTGTTGTACAATGGTTATTTGAGTGAGAGTTAAATGCCAGAACAGACAAATTATCATTTTACTCCACGTCAATTAACAGAATATAAGAAAAAATTACATTCTGCTATCCATAGACTTTTGGTAGACGTGGAAACAAATAATATACATGACTTACCTACCAGTTATAAAACTTTATTATTAAAAATCGACTCACTTAATCAAATTTTGGGCGACCAAGATGCGATTATTTATCTATTTACTACTCTTCTAGCTGCCTATGAAGCAAGTAGAGATGTTGAAACAGAATTTGCTGTTTATAGAAAATTGATATTAGACGCTCATACTGCTTTGGATAATATTAATTTTCATATAGGAGAATTGTGTAATGATTAGTTTAAACACTTATCGTCAAGTATTAACTCCTAATCCTTTAACCGTTGGCAATGCACATAGGGCGCAAGCTAATTTGGTTATGGAAAAAACATGGAATCGAGATTTACAAGCAAAGATTTGTTACATATACGACTATTTACATGATAGTGAACCAGACAAAAATTATCATTTACATCCAGAAAAAGATGAATTAAAAACTCCAATTGAAGCCAAATATGTAGTAAGTCAATATGGTTCTTTGTCTAAAGACCAAGTTGAATATCACATACAGTTTAGACCTTCTCAAGAATGTCCGATTGGATATTACTCACAGACTTTTGAAAAAATGTATGGTGCTGAATTTCCTATAGGATTATATATTGATATTCCTGATGAAAAAGGAATTTATCGTCGTTGGATGATTTGTAGTCGAGACCATGATTTACAGTTTGTTAGTTACAGTGTATTACCATGTAATTATTATTTTCATTGGATTAATAATAATAAGAAATGCAAAATGTGGGGAATAGCCAGACTACGAAATTCGTATAATAGTGGACTTTGGGCAGAATATAGGACGACCTCTGTTGAAAACCAAGACCAAATTTGGCTACCGCAAAATCCATTATCTGATACTCTTGAATATGTAGAAAACCAAATAAATCAACGTATTATTATTTCTGCCAGACGAACACAACCACTTGTTTGGAAAGTGTCAAAAGTGGAAAATTTACATCCGTTGGGAATTAATAAAATCACTGTAATGCAAACTCAGTTTAATCAGCATACAGACTATGTTGTTCCCGTAGATGAGGCGGATAGTGTTTTTGAAATGTATGCTGATTATTATTCATCTCCTATCTTACCAGATGAAGATGAAATAATTAATCCAACATCTGATTATTCAGAAATCGTTTCAATTACTAAACCTCCAACAATTTATATTGGCGGTGGCTATAAAACTTTCTCGGTGAATTTTTACAATGTAAATAACGAGTTAGTTAATAATGCTCATACAATGAGTAATTGTAATTGGAAGTTATTAATGAAGGATGAGGACATATTACCAAACACTGATTTGGTAAATTGTGAACCAGTCCAGAACGATAATTATTATCAAATAAAAATTAAATTTTACGGCAATAATAATCGTCCTGACGACTGTAAAGATATAAATTATAATGAATATCGCAATCAAGTATTAACATTAGAAGTCACAGATGATAATGGAGAATGTTTATCCTCCATTAATGTGGCATTAGTTCGTTAGGAGGGTATATGGCAAATACAAAAAATACTCCTAATAAGGCCTCTGTATTAGATTTTACAGATTTAAAATGCGGAGAAAATGATAATATTCGTTTAAAAGAAATTGTACGTAGAATATTAACTGAAGACCAAGATATTTTATCTGTCTTACAGAATTTAGAAATTGAAAAACAATGCGAATCATTAGGTTATTTAGACGGCGAGCTGTATTTTTATAAAAACATCTTGCCGTTTTATACATTAAATAACAGTATTGTAGATAAGCAAAATTATATTTGTTATACAACAGGTTTTTCAGAAATTCCTCGTTATAATAAAACTGATAAATATGGCTTATTAACTTTTTACATTTTATGTGATGTAGAAACGATTAATTATGAGGGTATGCCAAGACATGATGTGTTAGCACAATTAATATCCAATATTTTTAATTGGAGTCATGTATATGATACTCAGATGGTATTAGTAGATGATGCCGAAAATACTGTAGATAACCGCTATGTAACACGTATTCTAACTTTTCAATTTACAAAACCAAATGGTATTATTCAGTCAAATAAGCATGGTCAAGAAATTATTAATCGTGTAGTTAATAAAACAAAGGGGTTAGAACGTAAATAATATGGCTGAAACCTATACTCCTCTATTTGAATTTGATGTTTTACAAATGTATTTCGGAGATGACTATAAGATTAATGATAAAATAATTATTCATCAGCCTAGTATTCAAGAAATTGTAGATTGGGGTGAACATAGATATTATTCAATGGTACATACTTTATGCTCTATTCCATCAGATGCTAAATCTGCACTTTATGACGACGGTATAGATTGGGAAGAAATCAGTGATTTTGAATATTTTATCAAAGTCGCTCAAAACTATCAAAAGTCTGAAACATCAATTATTTTTGGCGAATTAGATTTTACATCTATGATTATTACTGTGGATTCTACAAATGGTCAATTAATATTATATGATACAGTTAATGATATTAAGATTGATACATATATGTATCAAAAGATGATTGACTATGTTCGACAAATGCATCAAATAGTACCAAGTCCTGAAAAGGCCTTTAATAAACGTACAAAGCTGGCATTAATAGAGTTTGACCGCGCAGAAAAACGCAAAGCTTCGCAAGAAAAACGTAAATCAATTTTACAACCATTGATTTCGGCCATGGTTAATAGTGCTGGTTTTAAATATAAATTAAACGAATTAAGAGAAATCAAAATTGTAGAATTTATGGATTCGGTAAAACGAATTCAAGTTATTAAGTCTGCCGACGCTCTCCTATCGGGAACATATAGTATGGTAGACACTAAGAAAATCAACAAAAAAGATTATGATTGGACACGAGAACTTACATCTAGCGGAAACCGTGGAGAAAATCTACGTATTCCTAATAAGGAAAATAAAGCCTAATCAATTACGAACCTTTCTGTAGGTTCTTTTTTTATGCCCAAAAATCTTTTTGTTATAGAAAATGCAACCCATTAATTATTAATTAAGGAGGAAATATAATGGCACAGACAAAATTTGACATTAATAACTTCGTTGATTTGATGTAGTCATGCATCATCACAGCGCACCATGTTTGGAAACGGCATGGTGAAATGTTCCTTAATTGCTGGAAACCCCTTAGAGTCTCACAAACTACAACGTAAGAATGAAATATATCTAAGCGTGAATGTTTGAAAATTGTGAGAATTGGGCAATCAGCAGCCAAGCCTCGAATAGAGGAAGGTTCGACGGTCAGATGTAGTGATTGTAGGATAAGTATCCGAAATGGGAACGACCTAAACCATTAAACATGGCATGGTAATGATATGACCTCGACTTATATGAAAGTATAAGAAAACTGTATTTATACAGTCTTTATTAGCATAACGAACTAATAAAGTAAGATAATCGAATTGACCACGTACTCAGAGGTACTATGGTATCTACTGCTGACAGTTCAGTATTATGGAGTTTAACACAGATTCAGTCTCCGTCTTTATCCATGACTTCAGAAACAGTAGATGCAACTGATGCTCTTGGTACAACAATTATGACTTTTGAAAGAGCCAAATCCGCTACTTTCTCTGGTGAAAATGCCATTTTAGACTTGGGCTTATTAGCTGCTCAGGCTGGTACAGTGAAAGAATATTCTGGTTCTGATAATAAGATTTTAGCACCTATTTTCGATACAATTACTTTAACAGCACAGAACATTTCTGATGGTAAAGTTGAATTATCTAAGCTTCCTGTATCAGTACAGGCTGATGGTGCGGCTGCTAGTTCATTAACAGAAATCTTCAAGCTTTCTTCTGATAGCACATTAGGCCAGTCTTTCAAGGTTGGTACTGCTGCTTCTGATACAGAATTTGCTATTGCTGCTGACTCTAAGGAATTACAGTTGCCAACAGGTTTGGTTGCAGGTGACCAGATTTTTGCAATGTATGACTATGAAGCAGATGACGCAGAAGGTAATGGTGCTGTACAGATTGTTAACAGTGCTTCTGAGTTCCCTAAGAATGGTAAGTTTATTCTTGAAGTATTGGGCGCAGATGTTTGCGATTCCACAACTAAGGTTTATGCTTACTTAATCTTCCCGAACTGTAAGTTAAGCTCTGCTACAGATTTAACCCTTGAAACAGAAATGAGTCAGGGATTTGAAATCGTGGCTAACCAGAGCTACTGCTCTAAGACAAACGAACTTTGGAGATTAGTAATCCCTGAAGCGTAAAACATATTTGAGGGTGGGTAACCACCCTCTTAGTAATAAAGGATGGATTCTATGAATCAAGAATTAAATGCAATTTGTAAGGTGTGTGGAACTCCTTATCACAGATGTGATTCATGTGATGAGAAAAAAGGATTAATTCATTATAAATATTTTGTTGACACACCTGAATGTTTTAAGATTTTTGCTACTATTACTTCTAAAGAATCAGATGAAGAAAAGCGTGCATATTTATCAAGATGTGACCTGAAATCATATCCGCCTTTCTTGCCTGAAATTCAAGCAGAAATTAATAGATTGTTAAAACCAAAAAAGAAAGTGAAGTTAGATAAGGTAGAAAACCCTTTAGCTTCTGAATCTGAACCTCTTATTGTAATTGTAGAGGACGCAGAATGAGCATGTAATTAAGGGTGTTATACAAAAATAGTTTTTGCGACACCCTTATTTTTTTTTCGGATATAAAGGAGATAATAATGCAACTGAAAAGAATAAGAAGTAAAATTACTGGAATTGAATACGACCCAACTCCTAATAAGGAAGTGGTTTATGTTGGTAATATAGAACAATTTACTCGTTATATGGCAAATGGCGGAGATGATTATTTTATTGATATGTTCTTTGACCGTCATAACGGGAAAAATAAGATGACATTTGTATTTTTAAGAAATGAATATACTAAATTACTCTATGAAAGATGGAATAACTATATTCTACCCAAGGAGTAATTGTATAAATAGAGGGTAAATATGGCTACAAGAAGTAAACGAATTACTATGTATGACGCGGAAAAATTAAAGTTAATTAATCCTGAGTCATTAAAAATGATTCATAAATATAAACAGGATATGAGTATCAGAGAACTCTCTCCTAAAACTGTATACAATTATTTAACTGATTTAAACCAATGGTTAATTTATGTATATGATAATCAGTTTAATCAGAGCGTATTAGAACTGAACGAGGATGACATTACAGAGTTTATCTATTGGTGCAAAATCCAAGGAAATAACACTGAACGTATTAAACGTAGAATGTCTTCTATTTCAGCGTTTTATATATATTTACATAAAAAACGCTTGATAAAGGAAAACCCGATGACTTTTATTGACCGCCCTAAAAAGGGAAGTCCAGTTGTCACACAAACGTTTTTAACACTAGAACAAGTTGAATTAATGAAACAAAAATTACAGGAGCATGGAGATTTGCAGTTGCAAACCTATGCTCTTTTTTCATTATCTACTATGGCTCGTGTAAATGCTGTTGCTAATTTAAAATGGGAACAAGTAGATTTAGAACGTCGTACTTGTACTAATGTATTAGAAAAAGAAGGTAAATTGGTTGATTTATTCTTTTCTGAAGAAGTGCGTGATTTATTAATTGCAATTAAGGAAAAACGTGCTAATGAAGGAATTGATGACCACGGATGGGTATTTACTACTCCACAAGCAACTGCTACTACTCCTATTCAAAATAGTACATTGAACGAATGGTGTAAAAAGATTGGAGCAATGATTAATGTACCAACTTTACACTGTCACGATTTTAGGCATTCTGGTGCGACTTTGTTAAAGAATTTGGGTATGCCATTAGAAGACGTATCTGCTTTATTAAATCATAGTGGTACTGATGTCACTAGAAAATTTTATATCAAAGAAGATACGAGTCGTTTATCTGCCGCAAAAGACCGATTTAAAATTTAATGACTAAATATATTAGTTTTGACCAGAGTACAACTGCTACTGCTTATTGTATATGGATTGATGGAAAATATTTTCAACACGGAGTTATCAATCTCAAGAAAATCAAAGAGGCAGATTTGAGATTTGACCAAATGGCTCGGTCTATTATACAATTATTAGAACAGGAAAAGCCACAAGTAATTACTATTGAAGATACCGCCTTACAGACAAATGCTAAAACACTGAAAGATTTGGCTCAATTACAAGGTGTTATTATGGGTTATTGCTTGGCAAATAATATTAGTTTTACAGTGTATTCGCCAACTAAATGGCGTGCTATTTTACATTTTAAAACTGGTAAAGGGGTGAAGCGCCCTGAATTAAAACAGCAGGCAATTGATTATGTGTTAGAAAAATATAATATAACTGCTTCTGAAGATGAATGTGAAGCTATTGCAATTGGGTCTGCTGTTTTGTTAGAATATCAATAAAGGATTTAAAGGAAAGAAGGATTATGCGTATGAAAACTGCAAAGATAAATCAATTATTACAAGACCAAAATTATAAAGTGGATATTGAGACTTATTTAGATATTTCTGAATCTCCACAAGTATTGTCATGTGTACGAGTAGATGATGAATCTGACCCGTATGAATATGAATATGAAGTGCAAACCAAAGATAATTATTTATTCAGATTTAAAGTAATAATTAACCAGTAAATAAAACCATTATTTTAAACCTCTCTGTTTTATAACAGGGAGGTTTTTTATTGTAAAAAATAAGGATATAAAGGAGTTTATAATTATGACAATTGATAAATTAATCGAAATTGGAAATAAAGATGTTAAGTCTCTTGAAGATGCAAAATCTGTGTTGGCAAAAGAAATTAAAATCACACCGTATGTTGGTTATGCTACAAAATGTGCTATGGCAGATAATATTGTGCGACAGTGCGGATATAAAGATGGACAACTTTACATAGATTCTGCAAAGCGCTATTACTTCCATATGTTAACACTTATTATGTTATATACAAATATTGAATTAGATATGGAACACGGTGTTGCTGAATATGACAGATTAAAAGAGACAGGATTATTAGAAGCAATTATTAGCTTGATTCCTCAAAGTGAAGTGCAAGAATTTTCTATGATTTTATCTATGAAGATGGAAGATTTTATGACAAATGAGTACAGCGCTCAATCGTTTATTGGTACTCAGTTGGAAAATATGTCGCTTATTTTTTCTACTGCTCTCGCTTCTGGATTGGAACAAGTTGCAGAAAAATTAAATAACATTGACAATAAGACTTTGGAACAGTTTGTACAAAAAGCTGTAAAACTAACAAACAAAGTTAAGAAATAAATATAAACGGATAAAGGGGTGAGGGAGTGAGTACAAAATTAAATATTGTAACTAAGGCTACGGATAAGTATTATACCAGTTTTAGGGAATCAATGAAGCGCGAATTTCTTAAACAGGCCCAAAAGGCTAAACATGCAATTACTGAAGAATTATCCAATCGTGTTGCTAATTATGTGCGAGATGAAGCTGCTAAAATGTACGAACAAATCATATATGATTATTATATGGATTATACCCCTTCTGTTTATCAACGAACATATAATTTACAAACATATCATCAAACTATTGATGGCCAAACATATCTCGATACATTTATTCCACCAATTATAACTCATATTAATACAGGTTATGCTATTAAATTTAGAAAATGGTATACCAGCGTTTCAATGCGCCCATATCATGTGACAACCAAATGGCAAAAACGGCATGTTACTCCAGAAAATGTATTAAATACGGTTATGGATGGAATTAGAGGTATTGACTATCAATTATGGAAACCAACTGAAGCAAGAGCTTTTACAGATACTGCTTCTCCATTTACCTTTCGTGGTACACCAAACGATATGTTTCAAAAATTTGAAAGACATGTGGGTTTATATTTTGAACGTTACATGATTGCAGAATATTATGCTCACGAGTCGGTGTACGACAAAATATGGAATAAATATCTATAGAAAGGAAGTGGTTAAATGTCTACAACAATAGGCCCTAGTGGTGGTTTTGATAAAGCGTTAGATGATATTTTGGGTAAGAAATTTGACCAATCATTTGATAAATTTATAAAGAAACAGGCTCAAAAAGAATATACTGTGCCTACCAATATCAATGTTCGTCTTGTAGACAATATTGAAAAAGTACTTGAAGAAGAACGTAAAGAAATTGATGCTCAGATTCAACACTTTAAGAAAACTATTCAGTCAAATATTAATTCTTATACAAGACACGCTGGTTCGTTGCCACAATCTGTAAATAGATGGATGGGGCGGCAAAGCAATCAAGAGGATTTACGCAAATCAATAGCTCAAGAATCTGAAGCAGTCTACGGTAGAGCAACACATTATAAACATGATAATTTAAATGCGGAATTAAAAGCCGCTATTGAAGAACGTACTAAATTAATACGTTATTTACAAGCTCAAGACGACCAGATAAATAATATTAATTATGCTGGTAAAACGACTAAAGGACAAATCGCAAAGGCGGCCGCTGAAGAAGAAGAAGCTTTAAACCGCAAATATTTAGCGATTCAGAGAATATATGAAATCGAGCAAAAATATCGTAAACAGTTACATGCAAATGACCGACATGCTTTAGGTGTTGAACAATATCAAGCTGGTAGGCAGTCTATTGAACAATACCGTGGTCAAGCGGCACAACATGGTGTCAGTGCTTATGAGGCTTTGCTCAAATCTAGAGTGGATAGTGCGCAAGGAATGTTTACTCAGTTAGCGCCTCATTTACAGGCCGCTGAGTCTGATGCAGAACGTGGTCAAATATTGGCTGATTTTAAACAGGGTGTTGAAACTGCAAATTCATTAAGTAAACAAGCACTTGATGGTTTATCTGCTGTTGCAAAAGGTATTGCTCAAGTTCAAATACCTGACGAAGTAATTGATACTGAAGCAGTAAATATTAGTACAGATGAAATTCAAGAATCTATGCAGGCTACTACTGCTACAGAACAGAATACACAAGCAATAAAAGAGAATATTGAAGCTAAACAAAAGTTAGATTCTCAAGAAGATGAATTAATTGCTGACCAATCGGCTTTAAAATCTGCTATTGATTCGGCCACTAAAGAATTACAAGACCAAGGACAAGAATTGGCCAATACTGCTCAACAATATAAAAAGGTTGGAGATGCGGCTGATGAAGCGAATTCTAGCATATTGAAACAGACCAAAAAAAGCTCTAGGTCTGGTAATGGGACAGGCGGTGGGTCTGGTTCTGGTAGTACTGGTAAAAAAGAATTAAGTGATAAACAGAAATATCTTGCGTTGGTTTCTAAAGAAACGCGTGAGTTAAAGAATTTATTACGTTTAAAAGTAGAATTGGCGAACACTTCTTCTACTGATAAAAATACAATTAAGACATATGAAAAATTAATAGATTTTTCTGAACAACGTCGTACTGTTTTACGAGCAGAGGGTCAAGCATTATTAGCTAATGTTGATGCAGAGGAACAAGAAAATTTAGCTCTGCAACGTAAAGCAAAATTACAAGAAGCTTCGATTTCTTATACTCAAAAACTAGCATTAATATCTGCCAAAAAAGAAGATAAATCTATCAATGCCGCTAATGCTGAATTGGATAAAGCTTTAAAAAAGCAACAACGGTTTGGCACAGTAGTTAAACAGCAAATTGATAATTATCAGATGGCGGCAGATGCAATACAAGAATTATTATCGACACAAAAATTATTGGGTAGTCCAAGTATTGATACCGCAAAATTAAATTCTGAAGGTATTGCTACTTTTACCCATAAAGTAAAAACTTCAAGTAACGAAGTACAGACTTGGGCCTTTACTTGGGACGCGGCCACTGGTCAAATATATCAAAACACAAAACGAATTACCACTGTTGGTAGTAGATTAGAAAAATTCATGGATAGTCTCCGAGGCAAATTTACTGCTTTGGGGACTTATTTATTGAGTTTCGCAAGTTTTTATGATATTGTAAACGCTTTTCGGTCAGGTATTACAACTATACGTGAGTTGAATACCGAATTAGGTAATATGCGAAAAGTAGCAGATGAATCATTGTCTGTTTTGCAAGAATATCAACTAGCGGCTCATGATATAGCTTTTGAATTAGCTTCTACTTCTAAACAGGTAATGAGTTCAACCACAGACTTCTTACGTCTTGGCTATTCGTTACAAGAGGCAGCTTCACTTGCTCAAGATGCTAACATTTATGCAAATGTTGGTGATATGCAAATAGATGAAGCCACTGAACATATGATTTCATCTGTTCAAGCTTGGAAAAGTGAATTTAACAGTGCTGTTGAAGCATCAACTGCTTTGATTGATAAGTATAATGAAGTGGGTAAACAAATTATTGCCCAAACATACAGTAATGTATGGTGCTACTTAATAGTGGCATAGTAGATAACTATATCGGTTAAAAAATGGGGACATTTTAGACCGAGGAAAGACTTAATGTTTACTATCGTCAAAGGGAGGCGATAGTTATTTCAAAAAAATTAGATTTAACAAATCAAAAATTTGGTAAATTGTTAGTCATTGAAAAAACAAAATCTCCTAATAAAAAACATAAAAGAATATATTGGTTGTGCCAATGCAATTGTGGAAATACATATGTTACAGATACTACTTCTTTAACTTCTGGTGCTACAACTCAGTGTTTAGAATGCGCTCATAACGCATCTGGTATCGGTAGAAGAAAAGATTTAACTGGACAAAAATTTGGTCATTTAACTGTTGTAAAAATGTTATATAATTACAACAATACTAAACGAACCAAATGTTTGTGTGATTGTGATTGCGGTACGATTAACCATTTAACTTCTCCAGATTCATTGGCTCGTGCAACAGAAAATACATCTTGTGGATGTCAAAAAGCAAATTATGTTAGAAAATATTGTGCGCGTGACATAGATGGACAACGTTTTGGAAAATTGATTGTATTAGAAACGATTTGGGATAATGGAAAACCTAAAGTACGTTGCAAATGTGACTGTGGTAATGAAATTATATTAAACAAAAATGATGTACAAAGTGGTCACACATTATCTTGTGGATGTTTACATAAAGAAGTTACATCAAAAACAAATACAAAAGATTGGACTAATATCGTTTCTGATTATGGAGTAGAATTTATTAGTCAATCTAGACAGAATAAAGCTGGACAGTGGTTATGGTATTGTAAATGTCCTATTTGCAATGATATATTTGAAGCTTTGCCAGCAAAAATTATGGGAGGTCATACTACATCATGTGGATGTAAAATTCAATCATCAGGTGAAAGATTAATAAAAAAGACTTTAGATGAATTGAATATAAAATATATCCAACAATATAGTTTTAATGACAACGTATATAAATATAAATTAAAATTCGACTTCGCATTATTAAATGATAATGACGAAGTTTTTTGTTTGCTTGAATATGATGGTAGACAACATTATGATTCAATTGAATTTTTTGGTGGAGAAGAACAATTTATAGAAACTCAAAAAAGAGATTTAATTAAAGATGAATATTGTAAAAATAATAAATTATTATTAATACGTTTACCTTATTATTTAACAACAGATGAAATTCAAGAAAAGATAGTAAACATTATTTATCCGTAACGACTACAGGGTATATATGGTAACATATGTACTGAAGTTATCCACCCTACTCTTCTGTTTATGAAGATAAGAGGGTGTAATATATAGTCTGGACTCACGCTATAATCTAACAAAATATGAAACGTGAGAGTTAGCCAGAAATGACTAACCGCTATATTTATATATAGTCAGTAACTTAGAATATAAGTGAAAGTAACAGAACGAACAATTATGCAATTACTTCAGCAGATATCGGTTCAGCCATGGAACGTTCTGCTGCCGCTTTAAAAGCTGGTGGTAATACACTTAACGAATCAATTGCGTTAATTACTGCTGGTAACCTTATACAACAAGATGCTGATACTACTGCGAATGCTTTAAAGGTTATGTCACTGAGAATTCGTGGCAGTAAAGCAGAATTAGAAGCCATGGGCGAAGAAACTGATACTCTTGCTGATTCTACTTCTAAACTGCGTGATGAAATTAAAGCATTAACTGGTGTAGATATTATGCTGGATGATGATACGTATAAATCAACCACACGTATTATTCAAGAAATTGGTGCAGTTTTTGATAAACTTACTGATGTTTCTCAGGCTACAGTTTTGGAAAAACTTGCGGGCAAGACACGTTCATCAACAGTAGCTGGTTTGCTTGAGAATTATGAAGTTATTGCTCAGGTAATGGAAACAGCAGCTAATGCTGAAGGTTCGGCCCAAGAAGAAATGAGCCGATATATGGAAACAATTGATGCTCACTATAATCAACTATTGACAAAATGGGCTCAATTTTGGGATGTTACCTTAGACACCGATGCAGTTATTGCCATTATAGATGCTTTAACCAATTTGTTGGATAAAGGTATTGAGGCTGGTGGTTTATTAGGTATATTAGGCGATTTGCTTCCAGCTTTGGCGATATTTAAAGGCAGCGGTAGACCTAAAATGTTTGGTCTCAAATATGCCGCTATTATTATGTGCCCTTATAGATATATAAGTTTTCATAATAAGCTTATTGAAATACAATAAGTAAAAATGCTCGATATGGTCTGAATAGACTTGTGTTTATAATTACACAACTGGGAAGCGGGTTAAAATTATAGTACTCTCCTATTTCAGTGATGGAATAAGGTTCGTGAAAATCTATAATCTCTCGTGGTCAGCAGGTAAGCTTCTCTCTGAGAAGAAACCCCACTGTAATGAAATGGGCATTACACATTAGATGAAACGCTGTGTGTAAAATAGACATTCGAAACTACACCAAGCACGATGGTTAATTATAAGTAGGAATCTATCTTCTACTTTCGTGTGTGCGAAACTTGTTTTACTCAAGTCGATAGAAAAGTAAAAAAAGACACCGTGTTGTACAGTGTCTTAATTATTGATATATACTTAGAAATTACTTCCGCATTTATTACAATGCCATTGTTTACCGATTTTACCACTACCAAAACCAAACAAACTAAATGAAGTCGCTCGTCCAACCATAGAAATCTTCTTAGTATCTTTTGATTTACAATATGGACATTCTGCTGAGTCTGGAATAAATTGTGCCAATGCTTGCAAGGATTGGGTCATTCCTTCTCTTTCAGGTATATATTCTCTTGGTACTTCTTTGTTATCTACGATTTCAGAAATTAAGTGTATTACATCAAAAATATCTAGTTCTATTACTGAATGAATTTTTGCTTCTATTTTATCAGTATTTTCTGAAGAAGATTGACCATGTTTTAATATAAATGCAAATTCATCAGTTAAATCAAAATCAACCCCTTTAATATTACAAATGGTATTTTTATTTTTAACAAGTAAACGTATTAATGGATATCCACAATGAACACAATTTTCAGTTTGGTCAGAAATTTCTTTTTTACATTCTGGGCATATAATTAAACTCATATACTATTACCACCTTATTTTTATGTTTAATATACCACATTTTTAAAGTGTTTCGCAACTTTAAATATATAGTTTGATATTACGAATAATAAACGGATTAAAAGACTCAGGTTTGAGTGGTAATATTGTCAAACTTGGTCAGGAATTTCAAAAATCGGGTAAATCCGCAGAATATTTAGCAGATGTTACAGGATTAACAGTTGAGCAAGTTACCAAATTAACTAAGCTAAAACCTAATTTAGTTTCTTTTGGAAAAACTTTAGGTACAATAGCTGTTGCATATGTAGCTATGTGGACAGCATCAAAAGTTTGGGATGCTGTTAATACTACTGTTGACGAAGCCCAAGAAAAAATTGATAATGTTAATTCTAAAATTTCTACGCTTAATAAGGAAATTCAAAAGTTAGAAAGTATTGGTTACCGTAACGAGGCTCAAAATAATCGTTTAAATGCTTTGCAAAGAGAATTGGAGTTGCAAGAAAGTTTATTAGCGATTGAACAAAAACGATATTATCAAGAATTAACTGGAAATCAATTTACTGATAAATTTGATTCAGATAATTTATACACCAAATATTATCAAGAAGCGCCTTATCTCACTGATGGTTTTGCTGAACAGAATGAAGTTGGAATGATGAAACAACGTTATTCTGTTAATGAGCATAAAATTGCAGAATATGATGAGAAAATTGTCAGCACTGCTAATGATAATAAGAAAGCTAAATTAATTGAAAAACGAAACAAACTGTTAGAGAAACAAGTTGATTTAGCTGGTCAATTAGCAGAAAAAGAAGTAGAATATCTTGATTATTATACACAAGCTCAAGAAGCAGTTGATAGTGGCCTATTATATGGTAGTGATTTAGAAGATGCTAAAGAATTAGCTTCTTTATGGAAAGCGGCTTATGAAGATATCAGTTCAATTAGCACTGAAATTCAAAAAGCCAATGATACTTTTGATTATTCTGCTCAGATAGCTGGTATTTTAGGTAAAGTTGATTATAAAGATTTAAAAGACCCATTAATAGAATTAGCGAAAAATGGTGATTTATCGGTCAACTTACTTGAAACTGAGTATACAGCTTTGACAGAAGCGTTAGAAGCTGCTGGTATTGAAGCGTCTGAATTATATTATTATTTATTAAATTTAGCTGACCCTCAAATGGCTCAGCGTACTAAAGATATTGCCGCTTTAAACACACGTGTTGGTATAGATAGTAATATTGATAGTGCTGGTGAAGCGCAAGCCCATTCTTTATTATATAATGCTGGTGCTTATACTGATGAAGGGTTAACCGCATGGGCAACAATTCAAACAGAAATTGATACTTCTAATTGGACTGTTGAAGATATTGCTGCTGCCATCCAAGAAAAACTGGACGGACAGGTTATCGAACCCGAAATCAATGTTACGCCTACTATTACTTCTTCTGTTCAAGAAATTGCAAAACAGCTTGAACCGCAAATGTCGGCTTTGGAGGAAGTATATAATTCTATCTTCAATGGTGAAGGTGGTTTTAATGCTGATATAATTGACCATTCTATGATGGCTAATTTAGAAGCATCCTTTAATCAACTTGAGGAAGATTTGGGAGTCACTTTTGATTCACAAGCGCTTGAAGATTTCTTTAGGGTTCTGGGTGATGGTGTTTATACTGCCGATGAAGCTCAAAATGCTTTCAATGATTTAGCAACGGCTTGGTTTTATAGCACAGACGTTTTAGACCATTTGAGCAAAGAAACTGCTGGTGCTATTACACAACAGTTAGAATTAATGGGTGTAACTAATGCTGCTGAAGTGGTACAAACCCAATTAAACAATATAACAGCAGAAAAGAAATATGCTGCTCAAGTAGGTAAAGAATTAGCAGAGGCTACTTATTCAGAAGCTTATGCTTTTATTTCTGATGAAATTGCTCTTGGTAATGCAGATAAGAGTTTATATACTTATTATTTAACAAAACTAGCTGTTAATGGTGCTACGGTTAATACAATAGATGATTGCCGAAATGTATTGGCATTAGCTAACGCGGCTGATATTTCTGGTGAGGCACTTGATCAACTTGCTTCTTTGATGGCTTCCTATGATAAAGCAATGGCACAAGGTAATTATACCGGTGCTACTGTTATTGCTAATGAAATTAATAAAATGAAAGCTAAAGTTGATGCGGAAATTGCCAACTTTAAACCTACTGAAATTAATTGGTCTCCTGTTGTTGATTCCGCTGGTAAAGCAGGTAAAGATGCTGGTGAAGAACTTAAAGACCAGTTAGAACAGGAACTTAATGACCTAGATTCAGTTATTAGTTCTGTAACCAATATTATTGGTGATAGAATTGATGATTTACAGAATCAAATGGATGCAGCTATTGATGCATTAGAAGCAGAACGTGACGCGGCAATTGAGGCTTTAGAAGATGAGAAAAAGGCTCTTGAAGACGCAGTAAAAGCAAAACAAGACCAGATAGATGCTATTCGTGAAGCTCGTGAAGAAAGGTCTGCTGAACTAGATTTACAACGCAAGGAATATGAACTAGAACGTTTACAGAATCAAAGAACACTTTTAATCTATAGTGACTCTAAAGGTTTTCATTACGAGAACGATTCTAAGGAAGTAAGAGATGCTAAAGAAGCTGTTGATGAAGCTAAAGAAGAAATTGAAATTCTTAAAATTGAAAAAGAAATTTCTGCTTTGGAAGATTCCATAGATAACATTGATGATAAAATCGAAGAAGTCAATGACCACTATGATAAACTTATTGAACAAACCGAGCAATACTGGCAATCTCTCATTGATAGCCTAGAGGCATATAAATCACGTTGGGAAGAATTAGCAGAACTTAAAGAGCAAGCCGAATTCCAAAGACAATTAGAAGAACTTGGTTTATCTTCTGTTGATATTCTCAATATGAGTGAAGAGGCTTTCCAATCATTTAAGACACAATATTCAGAAGCTCTTAACGCTTATTTAGCCGCTTCAGGTGCTACGGAAGAAGAATTAGCTAACATGGCTGGTTCTGTTGATAAATTAGGCAGTTCCTCTTCTACTGCTTCATCTGGTATTAAATCTGCCGCAGGCGCTACGCAAGAATTAAAAGACAGTGCTCAAGGCATTTCAGATGAAATGTCCAATACTGTAACTGCTATTGAAGGTTTAAATTCAGTAAGTCTAAAAGGTTTGCAATTAACTTTTACTAATTTGATTAATACAATCCAATCAGTTTCAGAAGCCATAGGCGCGTTATCTACTGGTGCTACTGAAAGTGGAGTTGGTGGATTGGTCGGCGCTATTTCTGCATTAAATGCTGTTAATTTAGGTGGGGATGGAGAAGGTATTATTGATAAATTCAATAAACTGAAAGAGGCAGTATCTCAGGTTAGTGCGGCTATTACAGGCGGTGCTGGTGCAGCTGATACTGGTATAGATTTAACCGATAGAGGTTTTCCATCTGCTACTGGTCAGTCTACTACATCTGGTTCTGATGGTAGTGCTGGATTAATTGGTGCTATTGAAGAGCAAGGTCAAATTGCCGAAACAGTTTTATCAGAGGAAATTCCTAGATTCAATGGTGAAGAAGAATCATTATTAGGTGCGGTAACAGATGTTACTACCGCTATTGCTGGTTCTGGAGACTCAGAAGAAGGTTCTGGCGAAGAAATAGATGCTACTAATCTTATGGGTGCAATTGAGGCACAATATGATAAAGCCTTAGAAGTTCTACCAGATGAGAAATCCAAATTTGAAGAACTGCTAGAAGTAATTAAATCATGTGTTACTGAGTTAAATAATATGGTAACTGCAATGCAGAATATGTCAGAAATGGAGTTTAATTTTGGTGGTGGCTCTACTGGCGGTGGATATAAAGGTACTGTTGGTAATGCTTTTGCTAAAGGTACAATGAATATCAGAAGTTTACCTATTACTGGATATAAAGGTTTGCCACATGATGAGAAAAATGCGATGCGTTCTGAGTATGGTCAACCAGAATTGACAGTATATCCAGACGGTACAACTGAACTCACAAGTAAACCTGTAATGTCAGACTTACCGAAAGGTACTGTAATTTTCAATGAAGAACAAACAAAGCGCATTATGCATAACCAAGGTACTGTTCTTGGTAAAGCTCATGCGGAAGGTACACTTCCTGCTGGTCTTATCCCGCTTGAAGCTGTTGACCCAGCAAAATATAAGATGCTGTCTGGTTCTTCTTTGGTTAAATTAACTGGTGTTGCTTTAGAAAAAGCTTTTGATAAACAAAATTCAGTATTAACTGAAACGGTTAATCAGGCATTGAATTTACGTACAAATACTCCTGCTAAAGCACCAATTCATATGGGTGACATACAGTTTATTTGTAACGGAATTACTGCTGACCAAGTTGAAAAACAAATTAGCGGACATTTTGAAGGGCTGTTTACAGACGCTTATCAAAAATCAATGACCCGTCAATAAATATTAAAGGGCTATTACTATTGTGATAGTCCTTTTTATATATAAGAAAGGTATACGCATGACCATTAAAGAAGAAATTATCAACGCAATTGAATTGTTGATTGATAAGAAATTATCCACTTACGCAAGTGATATAACTTATATTTCAGCAATCAAAAAAGTAAATGCCAATGGTACATATGTAATTACCGACAGAGGAGGCACAGAACGAGCGGTTAAATGTTGTATACCTAATCTTGCTTTGTCTGTTGGACAAATTGTTTATATTAAAGTTCCAGCTGGCAAATTGAAATACACACATATTTGTGGTGTGGTATAAAATAACAGTTTTATTTCGTTTTTGATACTATATATAGAGGTATCATCGTTGTGCGACCACTATATATAGTGGCAAATATTAAAGAAAGGAAACTTATAATGGATAGAATTAGATTTATTAAGAATCCGTCTAGTATTTATGCAGTTGAACTCAAAACAATTGGTAGCAATGTTATTAGTTTGACATTCTTAAACGCTGGTGCTCCTGCATATGTAGCAGATGGTTTTGAACTGATTAACGAAAACAATGGTAAAGTCATGGGTTCATTCCTTGACTATACAACAAAATATAGAACATATACAGATAAGATTAATGTAGTGGAATTATCTAATGATGGTAGTGTTTATAAAGAACCAGAACCAGTGATTCCTACTATTACTTTTGTGGCAAATGAAGGTGGTACATTAGCTGGCGATTTAGTTCAGCAAGTTGCTACTTATGATGCATTAGTTGTTCCTACTGTAAAAGCAAAAGAAAATTATAACTTCATTGGTTGGAATCCAGAAATTCCTACAAGCGGAAAAATTGAAAATAATCAGACATTCTATGCTACTTTTGAATATATTCCAACCGAAGAAGAAATCGCTGCGCAGTTAGCGGAAGCAAAAAAGAATAAGATTAATTATTCTAAGTTAGAACTCGCAAACTTCTTAGAAGAACATCCTATTACTTCTACTGCTCATAATGGAGTTGAAGGTGTTTATTCTGTAACCAATGAAAAACAGATGTTAATGATGAGTCAGTATACAACTTATCAGATTGAAAAAGAAGTAAATCCTGATGCTGTATTAACATGGAATGAAACTGGTAAGGCTTGTGAAGTATGGAAAGAGGAAGAATTCTTACAGTTGGTACTTGAAATCAAGGCTTATGTATATCCTCTCGTTTCTTACCAGCAGACTACCGAAGAAGCAATTAATGCTTGTTCTTCCATTGAAGAAGTTGAAGCAATTGTAATTGATTATTCTGCAATTGCTTTCCCCGAAGTTCCTGAAGAAACAGAGCCAGAAGATACAGAAAGTGAAGTAACAGAAGAATAATTGAGCTAGAAAGGAAGCTACATATGTTGTTAACCAAAGAAGTAACAACTACTTTATCTGCGAAAAATGTTAAATATTATGAAAAATTGGGTTATAAAATTCCTATGCGAAAAGCATCTACATTAAATATGAAAAATAATAATGTAGATTATGTATATGATATACCAATCAAAGATTTTGTTGTCAAAACCGAAGATTTGCCACTTCAAAGTAATGTAAAAGTAGATGTTTTATGTGATTGTTGTAAAAATAACATATGTCGTACTTCGTATGCTTGTTATATCAATGCTATAAAAAAAACTGGAAGTTATTATTGTAAACACTGTAATCATATAAAGGCTCAACAAACTATGTTAGAAAGATATGGATGTGAAAGTCCCATACAAAACGAAACAATAAGAAAGAAAATTTATGAAACAAACATAAAAAAATATGGCTATAAAATACCGACTAAAAACAAAAAAGTTAAAGAAAAAATACGTGAAACAAATATAGAAAAATATGGGTTTTCATCTTCTTTTTCAAACAAGGATGTGCAAGAAAAATATCGAAAAAACTGTTTAGAAAAATATGGATACGAGTATGCTTTACAAATTCCAGAAGTAAGAGAAAAAATATCTCAAACATTTTATAAAAACGGGACTCAAAAAATTTCTATTCAACAAAATTATTTATGTAAATTGTTTGATGGTGTATTAAATTATCCAATCAAAAAATATTGTGCTGATATATATATAAAAAAATACAATATTGTAATTGAATACGATGGTGGCGGTCATAAACTTAATGTAAAATCTGGAAGACAAACAGAAGAAGAATATAAAAAAAGTGAAATTATTCGTAATAATATTATAACACGTGAAGGTTATAAGCAAATTCGTATCATTTCATCTAAAGATTATCTTCCATCGGACGAGATTCTATTACAAATGTTAGAACAAGCAAAAGAATATTTTAATACAACCAATCATACATGGGTTGAATATATTATAGACACCTCTCTTATACGAAATGCAGAATATAAAGATGGTGTCTTTTTTGATTATGGGAAATTAAGAAAAATAAGGAAGGAGGAATTTGAAAATGTCGAAGCCGTATCTTGATAAAATTATACCCTTTGATGCCAATTATAATCATGTAATTAACTTCTCATGGTCTGGTTCAAGGTCTTATGGTAATCGTTGTGTTATTAGTTATATAGACACATTAGCAGAAGTCTATAATCAAGTTTCAAATCCTAATTTTCTTCTTTCTCATACAATTCCTGCTGGTACTTTAACAAATGGTAATAAGTATGTAATACAGATTAGTACGTTTGACGCAGATGGTAATGAAAGTCCTTTATCTGATAAAGAATACTTCTATTGTGTGGAAACTCCGCGATATGGTTTTGTTGGTTTAACAACAACTGGCCGTACAGAAATAGACAACGCGTCTTATACGGCTACAATTGCTTATTCACAACCAGATTGGGAAGATGTACGTTCGTATCGTTTTCATTTATATAATGCAGGCAAAACACTGTTATTAACAAGTGATGAAATGTACGACCAAGCCAATATTACATATACTTATCGAGGTCTTGAGACCAGTTCCACTTATTATCTAAGATGGACTGGTGTTACGATAAATGGTATTGAATTAGATACTGGCTATGTTGAAATTTTTGTGAAATACCAAAATCCTTCCACATATGCCAGTATTTATGCTGAAAACGTACCCTTACGCGGATATATTAAATACAACACCAATATCAAAATAGTTCAATATAATGGTGATACAGATTTTACATTTGATTATGGTAAAATCAATCTCTTAGATGATGTGCTCTATTACGATGAAGGTTTTACTATTCCAGATAATTTTACACTCAAGATTAAAGGTGTGGATATGTGGAAAAACGCCGAAGTCTTTAAAGCCCAAAATGTAGACGGTCAATCATTTTATATTACTTCTTATATCTATGAGGATGATATTCGTCCTACCCTTCGATTTAAACTTACAGTTCCCAACGTGTTATGTAATTACATAATTTACAGTGAACCAATGGTTTTTGAACCTGAAGACATGGTTATTATTGTTGTGCGCAGAATTAATAATGTGTGGGGTATTTATACTTATCTTTCTATCGGAGAACTGGAGGAAGAAGAAGTTGCTACGTACTTCTCAGATACTAGACCTATTGATGGTGTAGTCACTGGAGATTATTGGATTGAAAATGGTGAAACCGAAATTTTAAGAATCGCTTATGAAGATAGAGTTGTCATCACTCAAGAAAATGAGCCTGTAAATCCTCCACTTAACGCGATATGGATAGCTGGTGGAGAATTAACTGATAAGTATATTTTGTATGTGAGAAATGGGGTTGGTTCTTATGGAAGTTCTACTCTTTCACTTACAGATACAAACAGTTCAATAATTGAAGAAACAATGAATCTTGTGTGTACAGATGATACATATGAGACAGAACGTTGGATAAAGGAGGTATAGTATATGTATCTAATGGGTACTAACTTTGTTGGTGGAAATTTAGCATGTGCTTTATCTCCTACTGATGTTAAAGACTCGACTTATGTTGAATTAAAAAATGGTTTATATGATTGTTTATATGTTACTGCTGATGTTGAAAGCGTACCAGATGACCAGTGTATTGAAGGTTGGGATTGGAATACAATTTTACATGCAGAATTTGAAGATTCTACAAATGCTGGTAATATGGATTGGAATTTATCTACTGTTTCTCACTTGTTAATAAAGAGAAAGAAAAAGGATGAATTTAAATGGAAAACAATTGATGTTATTGCAATTAACTCAATTGAGGACTTTGAACTTATTGGTATTGATTACACAAACGAATCCAATGTTACATATCAATATGCGGTTGTGCCATCTCTTTATGGTATAGAAGGCCCATATTCAATTGTAGAAGTTGATTCACAGTTTAATGGAATTTTCATCGTTGAAAAAGACCGTATATATGGTACAAATATAACAGATGGATTTTGTGATTATACACGAAGCCATCCGAATAGTCCTACGCCAACTATCCTTAATAAATATCCTACGACCATAAAAACAACTATGGCTAATTATGATAGTGGTACATGCAGTGGTGTTTTTGTAGATGTATCTGATGATAATTGTGAAATTTTAACCCAACAAGATTCTTATCGAGTTGCTTATCAAAAAGAACTTATTGATTTCTTATCTAACGGTAAAGTAAAGCTGTTGAAAAATATAGATGGTTATTTGAGGATGGTAACCATAAATGACCAAATTCAAGACAGTGCTGATAGTGTCTATAATAATCGCAAATTAACTTTTTCATGGACTGAAGTGGGCGATGCTCAGAATGAAGAAGATTTATATTACGCAGGTCTCTCAGATGTGAGTCCAGAGTGGTGGAGCGCATAAGGGAGGGGTTGCTAAATGAAAATTACTAATGTTGATTTATTATTATTAAAACAACCCGTATTAGAGTATGCGATTAAAGTAGAAGTATTAGAAAACAACGCTGTAATAGATGTGTTGCAAGGTATTATACAAGGTGGTTCATCTTCTATTAATGCTGATTCAGATATAAGAAGAACATTTAGTGCCACTATTATTCCTACGTGGAAGAACTCAATTAAAGTAAATGAAAATGGGTTAATTTGGCTTAATAAAGATGTACATCTGCATGTAGGTATTAAAAATTTACGGACTGATAAGTTTGTTTGGTACTCACAAGGTTATTTTGTGTTTTCCAACTGTTCTGGAACTTACGACATTCAAACCAATCAATTATCTATTTCATGTAATGATTTCATCAGTTATTTAGATGGAACGAAAAATGGACAAATTGGAGCGCTTACTACTCTCATTCCCGCATATGAAGAGAATGAAGAAACGGGTGAAGTTATTAAGCGTAATATTATCCGCGAAGCGGTAATTCAAATAATAGCCCAACTTGGTCGCTTTAAAAATTATATGATAGATGACATTGGTGAATTTTACGCCATGTCAGAACATAATAAAGATTGGAAAAAATATAGAGAAGAAAATGAACTATGGAACACTATCCCTTATGATTTAGAATTTGCTGCTGGGTGTAGTGTTCTTTCTATCTTAAAAGAATTAATTAATTTATATCCAAACTATGAAATATTTGTAGATGAAAATGGTACATTAATTGTACAAATGATTCCGAGTTGTTATGAAGATGATGTATTGTTGAAGAATGATTATTTACAAAGTGTGTTGATTTCTGAAAGTAGTTCACTTGATTTAACTACGGTGCGCAACATTTGTGAAGTATGGGGAGAAGTAATTGAAACTGATTTTTATACTGATAATAGTACATATAGTGGTAACTGTTACTCTTGTACGATTGATGGCTATGAAGACACATATTTCAATGGGGATATTATATCAATTAAAGTGCCAGCGATTAACGAAGCTGGGGCAAAGTTGAATGTTAATTCTTTTGGTGTTCTTCCAATTATGGATGAAAATACAGACGCTCCAATTGTAGCTGGACGTATTGCAAACGCAAATACAGTATATTCATTTAAGATTAAAAAGAAACATGTTAATGGCAGTGATGTAGTTCAGGCTTATTTATTAGGCCAGTGGCAACCGCACGCCATTAGCGTATTAACTGATGGCACAACTGGTGAAGATTATACCAGTACCAGTGGTGTAACTGCTCCTCGTTGGAGTAAAGAATATTTTCAAACAATTTATAATTGTGAAACAGTTGAATTGATTGTAATTCCAGATTCTCCATTCACCGTACAAAAGTTAGGTGAAATTTTAGATGTTAAGCAAGGTGGAGAATTTGAGAATATTACTTCTGATTCATTAGCGCTTGCTAGGGCTGGTTATGAAAACTGGAAAAATTCTCGTTTAACCGATTCAATTACTATTACTACATTATTAATGCCGTTTTTAGATGTAAATGTAAAAGTGGAATATCAGCCCAATGGTGTGGATGAAGTGCGGCAATATATTATTAAATCTGTTAATCACAATTTTGACAGTGGCCAATCTACGATTCAAATGTCTAGATTTTATCCACTATATATCCCAGAGAGTGAGTAAGGAAGGTAATAATGTATACTATATTAATTAACAAAGATAACTCGCTTACCACCTCGGTTAGAGAACGTATAACGCAGGGAAGCAATTTAGTTGATTCCTTGCGTTTTTTAGTTGAACCAGTATATGCAAATATTGAAATGAAAGATTTCGTTGTAGAGATGGAATATGTAATACCTAATCCTGAATTGGTACAACAAAAAACAGTGCAATTAGAACTGGTTACAGATGAAAACGGTGAGCCCGTGTTATATAAAAATAGATTGGATTATAGATTACCTGTAACAAACGAATTTACTACTTACGCAGGACGAATTAAAATCAATCTAATATTTACTAAAACCGAATTTGAAGAAGAAACTGAGAACGTTTATATTAGAAAAACTACTAATACTTATTTAGAAATTACACCTGTAGACCACGATATGCCTGTGGAAATGGCTTATAAAGCAGATAGTATTGTTATTAATGAAGATAATACTATCCAATTAACAGCCAATGATGTTCCCATTGGAGATAAAATTGCTACTACTTCTATCGTGGACACTGGACTACATATTGTAGAAGTGTAGGAGGTGTAATATGAGTGAAGTAAAAACTATGTTGTCAGTATTGGTAACGGATAATGCCAAACTGTATGACATTCCTATATCTAATAATTCTCAGATGATTTTTGTAAGAGATTTACGCACTATAGTATTAGATTATCATGGTACGAGGCATTTTTTTAATCAGATAATTACAATTAATACAGAAGCGGAAAAAGGTGAAATAGCTCCTATTAATGGATGTTATTATTTTGTAAAAGATTCTGTAGTGTTATATACCTACCAAGATGATAATTGGATACCATTAACACAAAATTCTGCTGGTACAATTTATATCGGAATTGCGAAACCTAGTGTTGGTGTAAATGGAATTTTATATGTAGATACAATGAATCAAGATATTTCGGTTTGGGATTTGAACAGACAAGAATATACTATTGTGGGCAATGTATCACAAAGTATAACCGAAGCTGAATTATTACAACTTTTTAACAACTAAGGAAAGGACATATATATATTATGGCAAATCAAGCATTTTTAGACATAACTGGCGTTGGCGTATTAAAAACTGAATTAGAAAAGGTAATGGACAATAAAGACGCTGCGATTCTTGCTCAGGCTGACCCAGCAGGTACTGCTGCCACCAAGGTACAGGAATTAGCAGATGGTGCGGTAAAGACAAATACAGAATCTATTGCTAAATTAAATGGTGATGCTTCTACTGAAGGTTCTGTGGCAAAAGCGGTTAAAGATTCTGCTGATGCTCTTGATGCAAAAATTGGTACTCTTGCCGATTTGGATACAACTGCTAAAACAGACCTTGTAAATGCGATTAATGAAGTTAGAGCCGCAGTGGATGCTGGCGGTACTGGAAGTCAGGTTACAATTGATACTTCTGCAACAACAGCAGGTTATTTAAAGTCTTACACAATTAAACAGGGCGATAATACTGTAGGTGTTATTGATATCCCGAAAGATTTAGTTGTAACTGCTGGTGAAGTTGTTGTAGACCCAGATGGACAGGCTGCTGGTACATATGTAAAATTAACAATTGCTAATCAGGAAACACCTATTTATATTAACGTTGCTGATTTAGTAGATGCTTATACAGCACAGGCTAGCGCTACGCAGGTTCAGTTAGCAATTTCTGCTACTAACGAAATCTCTGCTACTATCGTTGCTGGTTCTATTACTGCAACAGAATTAGCAGCTGATGCGGTTACTACTGTGAAGATTGCAGATGCTAATGTTACTGCTGCTAAACTTGCCGATGATGCAAAAGCTTTATTTGATGCGACTGGTTCTTCTGCACAAGCATTAACAGATGCTAAAGCATATACAGATGAACAGATGGCTACCATTTCCGCAATTGAAACAAGTGCTATCGAAGCATTGTTTACACCATAATTAAAACATAAAACTAAAGGCTGTGGCTTCGTGTCACAGCCTTATTTATATTGGAGGACTTAATCATGAACGAACAAGAATTTTTAGATTATGTTGGCCTTCAGGTTGTTGTAAACAAGTTAATGGAAAAGATAAACCAAATGGGTAATAGTGCATTTAATCTAGTATTAAATGAAGATGGAAGCCTGTCTCTAGTTTACAATGATGCAAATTCGTAGAGAGGAGGATTATTGTGAGTCAAACCATTGATTTACTTAAAAATAGTTCTTTTGAACAAGGTATGGCCGACTTGGTTACTGCTATACAAACACAATCAAACCACTCTCACGCTAATCTCGCTATCCTGAATGCTACTACTGCTCCATATACAACAGAAGAAAAGGCAGAAGTAAGCACTATTAGAAACAAGCCAAATACTTCAGAATTGTCAGAAGTGGCTTTTTCTGGTGATTATCATGATTTATTAAATATTCCTGAAGAATTCACTGTCCCTATGGCAAGCACTACTACGTTGGGTGGTGTTAAAGTAGGTTCTGGTTTATCTATAGATGGTAATGGTATTTTATCTGCTTCTGGTGCTGTTTCTTCTGTTAATGGTAAAACAGGTGCGGTTACCCTATCTGCTGACGATGTAAATGCTTATTCAAAAACTGAAGTTGATGAAGCATTAGACCAATTTTATGCCGACCCATATATTGCCACAAGTATCGAAGGAGAAACTTTATCAATCAGAGCACAAGCAAGTGAAAGCGAAGTTAGCACTGTGATTGATTCAATCTATGCGAGATTAAATGCCGTAGAAGGTTCTGTTGTTGGAATTATTTATGACACTGAAGAACCTCCAGCTACTACTGCTGTAGGTGTTACTTGGATAGATGGATAGAAAGGAAATTCATAATGAGTGAAATTAATAAAATAAAATTAAATGAAGTGGAGTATGATATCGAAGATATTACTGCACGCGAAAATATTGTTAATATGCAGGCTAACGTAGCGAATGATTTAGATGCTTGTTCGCTCGTGGCTGAAGAAGATAAAACATTAGCTGGTGCTTATGCAGTTCAACAGCTAAGCGACAGTTTAGATTGCGGTGTAGCAGAAGAAATAAGTTTAAACGCAAACAGTGGAACTGATTTTACTGTTAATTTTTCTTCCGCATTTAAAAATCCACCAGTTGTTTCGATGACTGCTATTGCTAATCATAATCAAGGCGTTCCCATATTGCGTGTTAAAGAAGTAACAACTAATGGTTTTACAGGTAGACTCTTTAACAATGATGGAACATCGCTAACTTGTAAAATCGGGTGGATTGCCGTATGTAAATAATTAATTACCTTAATTGCATTTTATAAACATTGCTACCAGATACAAAATTTTTCGTCGCAATTATATCGCCAGCCTTGCAATATATAGGTGGAAAAACAAAATTTATACTTGACGAACCACTACCACCAATAGCAATAACATCAATTCCATTTATTGATACGGATTGATTATTGCTACTAGAATTAGCGGAAAAATACGCTCTAATAAAGCAATTTTCAGTAAGAGTAATAGTTGTATTTATTCCATCAATAATTTTTTCACGATTAGTAAAATCACACGCTAAACTGTCGTTTTGTATGGGTATTATCAAAATACAATAGAATAAATATAACACATTGACAGTATCAAATAATATCTAAGGATAAATTAAATGAAACGAATTACTTTGTATAGTTTGGCTATGATAGTATTAGTTTTAATATTACTGCATACGGGTATTATAAATGAAAAACAATACGCTTATATACCTATTCCATAATAGCCAAATTATGTTTTGAAAAAATAAAATAAAAATTTTATATTTTTTTCTCACTTTTTGTACATAGTCCGCCTATTACTATATGTAACAAAAAATTGCAAAAGAAATAGGAGTACAAAAGTATGAAAATGGACAAAGACCAATTATTTAGAACTATTGTTAGGATGATGGCAGACCAAATGGATTTATCAACTACGCAAATGCATCAGGGATTAAACATCCTAACAAATATGTTCCAAAATATTGAATTAGTATGTGAGAAAGAATTACCTGCTACATTTGACAATACTAATGAAATGTTGATTAAAAACTACTTAGGTTGTAAACGTATGCAGGGTTGTTCGGAAAGCACATTAAAAGCTTATTATAATACTTTAATTACATTTGAACGCTATAGCAAAAAAGAATTTATTCATGTTGATACAAATCTTATTCGTAGATTTTTAATGGATTATGAATCTAGAGTCCGCCGTACTACAGCAGATAATTGTAGACGTAATCTGAATACTTTCTTTCAATTTTTAGAAGATGAAAATTATATAGCGAAAAATCCATGTCGTAGAATACCAAAGATTAAAGATGATAGTCGAATCAAACGTTTTTATAATGACATGGAAATTGAAACAATGCGAGACTGTTGTAACACTAAACGTGAATTAGCACTTGTAGATTTATTGATTTCTACAGGTCTTCGAGTAAGTGAAGTCCCAAAAATTCGTATAGATGAAATAGATTGGGAACAGAGAACTATATTAATTCATGGGAAAGGCGGCAAAGACCGTATCGTACCATTCAGTACACGTTGTAAGAAACATTTATTAGAATATATAGAAGACCCTTCTCACGGTTCTAGTAATTATATCTTCTGCTCTTCTCACTCTCCTCATTATCAGCTTAGAAAAGAATCCGTACAACAGATAATTAAAACAGTAGGTAAACGTGCCAATTTACCGCAAATTACTGTGCATTGTTTTAGACGTTGGTTTGCTACCGACCTTAATAAAAAAGGTGTAGAACCAGCCGTTATCCAGCAATTATTAGGACACGAAAGCTTTGCGACTACGCAGAAGCATTATCTGGATAACCCTATTAGTAAAACAATTATGGCACATAATATATATGCAGCTTAATAAACCTAAAAGAGAGTTTTCGGACTCTCTTTTTTAATGCAAAAAGGAGGTAGTGTTATGGCTGTACTGTGTTCCAAATTTGGCGAAAAGATGAACGCTACAATTATGGAATTTGTATTAGATACTGAAGACGAAATTCAGTATCTTCCAACTACTGAAAAGCAAGGAACTGGCGAATTTGAACAGTTTAATCATGTTGCTCCAATTGGTTCTATTGCCGTGGTTGGTAATGATGGGGGCGATTTATTGATATATGAACTATTCAGTTTTGGATGGAAAAAATTAAGTTAATGAATACAAGAAAATAATAAAGAGGGATAATAAAGGACTTGCAAACCTTATGAATGGTAGTGCCTCGTATCTACCGTCCCTCTTTTGATTATATCTAAATACGAGGAAATACGAGGAATAATAATGGGATTAATTACAAAAGAAGTTGAAGCTGGAATAAATAGTTCAAATTTGATTCATTATCAAAATTTAGGATATGAAATTCCAGAATTTACAAATAAAAGTGGTAAATCTTATGTAAAATGGGGCACAAAAATAAAAGTTAAAACAAGTGATTTATTACCTAATAGTGAAGTACGTGTAAATGTGCAATGCGATTGTTGTAATAAAAATTATGATTTAACATATGGTGCTTATACTAGACAAAATCATGAAGGGAAAATATATTGTCAAAATTGTGCACCAAAAGTGTTAAATAGCGGTGAAAATCATTGGAACTGGAAATCGTATAAAACGCGAGAAGAAAGAATAAATGAAAGAAATTACCCAGAATACAAGGATTTTGTAAAATCTGTAATGGCTAGAGATAAATATATTTGTCAATGTTGTGGTAAATCGGCAACAGATGTACATCATTTATTTGGATATGCGGGATTTCCAGAATATAGAACAGACCAAACACAAGCATTGGCAATATGTTCAGCGTGTCATGATTCTTTTCATAAATGGCATCGTGAAAATTTTGGAGTTAAAAATAAAGGTTATTGCACTAGGTCTGATTATGAAAAATGGCTAGGGGATGCATTAGTTAAATTAAAGAAATACGACGGAGAACTTCTTGCCAGTTCTGAAATTATTTGTTTAGATACAAAAGAAATTAAAACTGCAAACGAATTTATGATTGATTTAGGTGATATATATCATGGTGGAATTTATGGTTGTTGTAATAAAAAATTGAGAAGTCATAAAGGAAAACATTTTTTATATTATTCTGAATATAAAGATATGACCGAAGAAGATTTGGAAAGATATTGGGATTGGTGTAATGAATTAAAAAAACAAAGAACAGTCATTTGTATTACCACAAATCAAATATTTGATAGTGCGTTGAGCGCTGCTAAATACTTTAATCATGAAAATTGGCATGGACGCATACTTAAAGTTTGCAAAGGAAATAATTTTTCTGCTGGAAAATTACAAGATGGAACTCCTCTTCAATGGATGTTTTATAAAGACTATCTAAATAAAATAGAAAACGGAGAAGAAATTGTTTTCAATGCCAACACACATAACAAAAAAGTTATTTGTATTACCACTGGTAAAATATTTAATGCAATTAAAGATGGTGCGTTATATTACAATATACAAAGCAAATCTACTATATCTGGTGTGTGTAATGGTAAACATAATTTTTGTGGAAAACTTGCTGATGGTACTCCCTTAGTGTGGATGTATTATGAAGATTTTTTAAAAATTCCTGTGGAAGAACAACAAAAAATATTGGGTAGAAACAAAGAGTCGTTAATTAATGACTCTTTTATTATGTGAATAAAATAATATATAAAATACTAAAGAAAGGCGGTGCATCATCATCGACATTATTACATATAGTTTACTTTTAAAAAAAATAAAAGGTGTTGCTACTGGTGTATCCACTGCTACATATGACGGTGATACTAGGTGTATTGTATTCCGTTGTAATGACAATACCATTCTTAATATTCCAGTGCCCAATGGATTATCAAATGCAGAAATTGAAATGATTTCACATATGACTCTTGAAGAAAATGAAGATGGTTCATTTTATCTTGCTCTTGACGGAGAACGTATTGGTTCAAAAACTTGTGATTTTACTACTAGCGTTGAAGTCGGTGCTTTAAAGTCTGGCACAAAGTTCGAATCTGTAGAATGTGCAGATGTTTTAGAACAAATTTTAGTAGCTAAATTTCCACCATCTATTAAATTTACTTCTTCTCTCGCAGAAAGCGGTACATATGAAATCGGTGAAGTAAAAGATATAACATTGGATATTGAAGCAATTAAACAGAGTTACGATATTAAAAAAGTAGAAATCACTTCTACCCCATCTATTGCCGAATTTACAACGAGTATTACTACTAGCCCTTGGGAACATAATGGTGAATTATCTATTAGCGATACACAGACTATAACTGTAAAAGCGACTGACGTTGAAGGTTTAATAAGTAGCAAATCTATCAAATGGAATTTTGTATACCCTATGTATGCAAGCTATGTTGATACTACTGTTACCACTTTAGAAGAAGCAGATATTATTAGTGGACAGAAAGTAATCAAACCTAAGAGTGCGGTTACTCTGGCTTATACATCCAACGACATTTTATTACGTCCAGTATTTGCTTATCCCAAAAACTATGGACAACTTAAAAGTGTTCTTGATGTGTTGAATCAGATTGAGTTAATTACTAATTATGATGTTCAAGAATTACAGATAGAATGTTTGGACGGCAATATGGTCGATTACTATGTTTATGTAGCAAAAACCGAGGCCATATTAGATAACTTTGAAATTAAATTCAGTTGGTAGGAGGAAATGACAAATGTTTGATGGAAAGAAAATTAACTCCTTGGAAACGAGTGTCGCCACTCTTACCGAGGAATTAAATAGAACAAATGAAACGATTGCTTCTTTATATGAAAATATGAAGAATATCGTTACAGAATTAAATAAAATAAAATCTGAAAAAGATGTATTAGAAAATAAATATGATTCGTTATGTGACGCAATCAAAGAAATGAAAGAAAATGCTGAAGCTGCGGCAATTAAATCTAATACTGCTGACGTGGAACATGAAACTCAACTTCAGATGCTTCGTGATAATAATGACAGACTTATTAAGAAATGCGAAGAATTGCAAATGAGCAATGTTCAGATTATGAATCAGCACAATGATATGATTAAACGTTATGAACAATCAATTTTGGGCTATGCGGAGCAGGCAGAACACATGAAGAATAATGTTTTAAAGAAAATGAACGCGAACAATATTATTAGTGTTGTTGAAGAATAAATGGGGGTGAGATAATGGCAAAGTTTTTAGTCGGAAGTCAAGTGTCTGCCCCACTTAGCCTTAGAGCCCCATATAGTCTTGACTCTCGTGCTACTGCAAACACTATTGAAGAAGTATTAACACAATACCCTGTTTCTTGTCGTTATCTCGGCATGAAAGTATTTGTTGAAACAGAGAATAAATATTACGTGTTCTCAAAACATCAATTACCTGATGGCACTATGAGTACTGGTTTGACTGATGATGATTTTAGACCGTTTGAAAGTCAGATTGATGTTGATAACGTGTTATCCGATACTTCGCAAAATCCAGTTGAAAACCGTATTATTACTGGTCAAATTAATACACTTCAGAAGAAGTTGGTTATTGGTGAAAACCTTGATGATGAACTTTCTGAGGAATCTGAAAATCCAATAACTGCTAAAGGTGTATATAATGCCTTGAAATCAGTACGTGGAGAATTGACGTATCGAGGTTATTATCCTGACAGGGCTTCGCTTGATACTATTACTGGAGCTGTTGTTAATGACTTCGTAACAGTTGAGAACGATGAAGATTTTGGAAACCAAAAAACAAAGTATATTTACGGTACTGTAGATGATGAAGGAAATCTTGGTTGGGTATTTAGTGGTTATCTAGGTTCAACAGAAGTACAAATTAACGATGATGGTATTTCTAATTCTGAGGTTTGGTCTTCTGAAAAAGTAAGTAATGAGATTGAAAAACAGCACCAACCATATCAAGCTGGTATCCCATTGGTTATGGGTGAAATGTATGTGGAAAGTCACTCTCTTTACAGGTGTTTAGTAGACGTAAGTTCTGATGAAAACTTGGCTTTCACTCTCCTACCAGATGGAACTATGGAATTGGTTATTGGTAATGGAGATATTAAACAATGCGAATACGATGAGCCAAGTGAAACATTGTATTTGAATAAGCTGACTATGGATTCTATTGAATATAATGAGTCAACACAAACAATAAATATATTTGAAACTTAATTGGAAAGGAGTCAGAAATGGCTGATAAAAAAGTTAGATATATTAATCTGAATAATCAGATTTTAACTTTAGGTGGTGACGGTATTTTGTCATTCCCTGATATAGCGACAATGGCTTCCGAGCCTATCGCAAATTTACAAAACGGAGCTATTGGATGGGTAGACAGCGAACAGAAATACTTCCAATGGCTTGATACAAATGAAATTTCTGAAATGGGATATTGGAAAGAACTTATCTTTGGTTCTGACTTTCAGATTTCAGACCCTACTACTTCTGCTGACGATGATAGATATAAGGGCAAGGTTGTACAGTATGTTGGTGAAGATGATTTGACGACTGGATTTAAGAAAGGTTATTTCTACGAATCAAGATTGTCAAATACTATTAATTATGTTGAAACTGTGTGTACAGAAACATCAACAGGAACATATTATATTCTTCGTGATGGGGAATATTTAGAAGTAGTTTTACTCGGCGATGGTACTACTTTTGACCCTAATGAAACTTATTATAAGAAACAAGATGTCGAGGTCTATGGTTGGTTTTATATCAATGCATTACGTGTCGACACTGAATTAGCTGATACTGATTATGCAATTGCAAACAAGACTGTAAAAGCAAAGTTTGAAGAAGTAATCCAAGACTACACAGACAAAAACGATGAATTAAGAGAATATGTAGATAATGACCTTACTACTTCTCTTCAACAGTACACAGATAATAAAATTGATGATACTGATGAAGAAATTTTTGAGGATAAAACTTGGTCAAGCAGTAAGATAAACACTAAGTTTGAGGAAGTCACTCAGACTATTACAGATGGAAATGACGCACTCACTGAATATGTAGATACTTCTTTAGAGGGATACGAGAAGAAATTTGTTGAGTGTACATTTGAAGAATATAAACAGATGGAAACAGATGGTACTGTAGAATCAGATGTTGATTACATTATTACAACTAATGAATCAGGTGCTCTATTGAGTGGCCTTGACACAAATCACGGTGATTCTGAAATTTCAACATATGAAGTTATTGAGGAATTAAAGAGTGATGTAGAAAATCTTATTGATGATACAGACCTTACTTCTACAACAAGCACATTTTCAGCAAATAAGATAAAAAATGCTGTTACTTATAGTTTTGATACTCAATCTGGTAATGTAAAATATGTTAAATTCAAGCCAAGTGTAACTGCAATTTCTGTTGCTGATATATATGGTGGAAAAATAGAAATTCTTGGTGCAAGTAAGTCTGTCTCTAATCCAGACTATAAAACAGTAAAAGTTGTTAGACTTAGTTATGGCGATTGGGGTTCATATGATGCAACACAAGTTCCATCTGTAGTACATACAAAGATAGGAGAGTTATATTATTATCCTACCGATGAATATTACTATTTGAAACTTTATAATTATGCTTCCTTCACTATGACAGGTTTAGCAACTGCTCCTGAGATGGTTACAAGCTTACCTGCTGAAGAAAGTGCAATGACTTTGATACCTGAAAGTGTGTTTACTACTAAAAGTGACCTTGCAGCACAAACAGCTAACAGACAAGTTAAGACATTTGACAATACTGGTGCATCAACAGAAAAATGGTACAAAATTTGTTCTGCCATAACAGGAGGAATAGGTTGTAATATTAAACTTACTGCAAGTAGGGCAGACTCTACCGCTACAGTGCAATATTTTTCAGCTTTATTTAGAGATAATAGATATAGATATACAAGTTCCTATATTTTAAGAGAAAGAACCGTATATGAATCTGAATTAGTTGCAGAGTATAGTGCTTATATTATAGCAGATGCAAATAATGATATTTGGGTTCACATACCAAGCTACGGAAAAGCAATCATTGAGATAGATACAAGAGCAATTACCATTGATGGAACAGCAGGTACTCCTGTTAAAGATTATGTTTATAGTTCTTTTGAAAGTCAGATGCTTAAAGACAAGTTTGATAAAATTAACATCAAACAATTTAATCAGCCTGGTAGTAATACATCTTTTAAATATGTAACTATTACATCAGGTGGGAATGGAGTTGGTGGATTAGAACTTAATGTTCCTTATGCTGGAAAGTATATGTTCTCTACTCCGAAGTCAGAACCAGTTTATTTTGGTAGTAGCACCCATAGAGGATATACTTTAAATGGTTGGGCTTGGTCTGATGATGGTAAAACTTTATATTTAAGAGTTGCGGGATTTGCACCATTCTCAATATCTGTTCTTGGCTCTGTCCCTAAAGATACAAGCCCTAATAATGTAGTTACAATATCTGATATGACCTCTACTGCTCCAGAGGGTGTTACTTTTGTTTCGTCACCAGTTTATAGTAATGCTACTACTAACGATATTGTCGGCTCAAAGACACAGTATCGTGGTAGTCGAAGTATAGACATAAGCACTGGTGGTAAACTTACGATTATCTACTCAAGTGAGTATGCATCACAAGCAGGTTGTTATATGTTATTATCTAACTTCAATACTGAACCACTATTGATTGAATTAGGAAGAACTAATATTGGTCAATTTAGCGTAACTGCAAAACATAAATCACAAAATGTAGATACAATTACTGTTACAGCTGCTGGTGACGAATATAGTTGGTATGTATTACAGTTTTAACAATAACATAACCACTCTAACAAGAGAACAAACAATAAACAATACAAACCCCTTGTAACCTTAATCGGTTGCAAGGGGACTTTTAATATACAACCTCGGACAATGGGGTTGACAACAATCCCAGAAAATTAAGAAAGAGGTGAAAGAAAATTATGGAAAATAAACGTGGATTCATTATACGAAATGGCGTTAAAATCGGTGCGGTAGGCGATAAGAACTTTTCTACTTTGCACATTGGTTGTATCACACCGTATTTAGGTACAAAAGACAATGTTCCAAGAGGTTATTTACTCGCAGATGGTGCTAGTTATAAAACAACAGATTATCCTGAGTTATTTGATATTATCGGATATACCTATGGTGGTTCAGATGGCACATTCAATGTACCTAACCTTTGTGATGGACGTTTCCTTGAAGGTTCTGATACAAGTGGTGAATATGTTGAAGCAGGATT